CGCCGCCCGGGTGTAGCCCAGGACCCGGTTCGGCGTGTCCGGATTCCCGGTGATGGAGTCGTCGAGCAGCTCCTCCGGGTTCCAGTCCAGCCCGTGATTGGCGAACGGGACGTTGTACCACGAAGACGGGGCGGTCGCCCCCGCGCTGTTCTGCCGGCAGATTCCCAGGTACGCATTCGATCCGAATCCAGGCATCGTCTACACCTCCTTTTCAGGCCATCAGGGTTACGAGCAGTTCGATGTTCGCGGCTGCCCAGAAATCCGCCGTCTCTCCCTGCGCGGTTTCGTATTCGATCCGCCCGAGTTGTGTCCAATCCACTTTCCCGGACAGGTTCCGACCGGAGTCCTCCTTCACGGCTTGCCGCACGAGGTTCACCAGCACGTTGCGCTTCTTGATCGCCTCCAGCACGCCGTCGACGGAGTATTCGGTGCACAGCAGGGAGAACCGCAGGGTCGTCTGGTACGGATCCGCGCTGCCGATGTTCTCCTCGAAGTTCTCCTCGCCGGTCAGGGTGACGCCGATCTCCGCCCCCGTCGTGGACCCCACCTCGGAGGGCTCCATCAGCACCGCCGCGGCGGGGATGGCGTCCTGCAGCAGGTCGACGATGGCCTGCGAGATATCCTCATAATCGATCGCCATCTACCGGCCACCTTTCAGCATCTCGGAGATGACGTTCTGCGCCAGCCGGAGCGCGACCGCTTCCGGGGGCAGCATCGGCCGGGGAGGGTATCCGGGATGCATGACCTTGCGGACCACGGCCATCGGCGTGCCGGAGAGGAACTTCGCGCTGCGCTTCTTGTGGCCGTAGGACGAAAACTTCCCCGGGGACCCGAGCGCCGCCCCTCCCGCGAACGGGAACGCTAGGGCCTTCGCACGGCGCGGCAGGATCGCCCACTTCGGTTGGCCGACATAGATCCCGCGGCCCTCCTGGTGGTACTTCGCGATCTTCAAGGGGGAGCCGACCCGCACCTGCCCCTTGCCGGCCTCGTACCGGAACGAGGCGCGGAGCTGCCCGGAGGCCTGCAGGGGCTTGGAGGACCCCTTGGAGCGCCTGGAAAGGAGCGTCCCGGGCCGCAGCGGCGCCCATTTGCCCCAGGCCCCGCCCATCTCGAACCCCCGGCCGATCTCCTTCAGGAGCTCTACCCCCAGGGCGGCGAACATCGGACGGGTATCGCCCAGCTGCTTCCGGACCCGTTCAAGGTCCAGATCGCCGATGACGACTTCGACGCGGGAGGTGCCCGGAGTAGCCATTACCGGGCGTCCTCCTCGTCGTCGATCCGGTCGGGATCCACCTCGGCGGCGGTGATATCGGATGCCCCGAAGGTCGGCACGTAGGCGTCCAGGTTCGACCAGAGGGCCACCTTCGCGCCCTCCCCGAGTGCCCCGCCGCCGGAGGCCACCAGCGTCGTCTTCTTGTCGATCAGCGCCTGGAACCAGTCCAGGACGCTGGTTCGCATCCGGTCGACTCCGGAGTCCTTCCCGGCCTCGCGCACGTTGCGCTCGAAGAAATAGACCGTGGCGAGCGCCTGCACCTTGCCGACGAGCACGGGAGGAGCTGGCGTCACGGGCACGGTGATGCCCGCCGTGGAGAGATACCCGTCCGCCTCGTCGGAGGCCTCCTCCAGGTACCCGTACAGGGTCGCGGAGGTGGCGTTCGTCGCGGAGAGCTTCGGATACCGCGTCTTCCATGCGTCGACGGTGGTGTAGAGCATCAGATGTACCGCCCCTCGTATTTCCCGACCGCCGATTTCATCGTGTGCGCCATGAACTCAGCGGCGGCGTCGCTGGTGCGGAACTGCGCCAGGAACTCCCGCTCCCCCTCGTTGCCGACCCGCATCTTCACCTGCATCGGTACGCCCTCGTTCAGCAGCCGGTTCGCCTCGGAGTAGTAGGCCAGGGCGTCCGGGGCCATCGGATCGTTCGAGGCCTTCAGGTACCGCGTCTCATAGAGCCGCTGCGCCTCCCGCGCCCATCCGAGGACCTGCGCATCCGGCCCGCTGCCGTTGGTCTGCTCCAACCGGTACCGGCACAGATGGATCAGGTCCCGCAGCCAGAGGAAGTATCCGAGCATCCGGTCCGGGTACTTCGCCCGGTCCCGGACCACCAGGTCGATGTTGCGCAGGAACCGATTCCGGCGGACGTCCTCGGTCAGATACCCGTCGTGCGCGATCCAGGTGTCGGAAAGAATCAGCGCGTACCCGACGCCCTTGTTCATCTCCGTCTCGGGGTGCTCGTGGACCACGCCGTAGAACCGCATCCCCTTCCGGTTGCGGAACAGACGCATCGGAAGGTCGGGCTTCATGTTCATCGGCGGATCGACGGAGAGATGGTGCTGTTGCACCCCGTAGGCGTTCAGGATGTTCGGGCGCAGGTACTTCAGGAGCTTCGAGGGATTGAGTATCTCCTCGTCGGAATCGATCCACAGGATCCAGTCGCCCTTCGCCTGCGCGATGGACCGGTTCCGCGCCTCGTCGAACCCCACCTCCATCGGATTCAAGCCCTCGATCACCGTCGCCCCGTAGCACTCCGCGATGGAGCGCGTCGAGTCGGTGGTCTTCGGGTCGACCGCGATGATCACCTCGTCGGCGAACCTGCGGACGCTTTTCAGGGTCCGGTGGAGCATCGCCTCGGCGTTGTAGGCGATCATGCAGACCGATACGGTCTCCCGCGGGGCCTGCCAGCGAAGCTTGCGCTGCAGGTTGACCGTCCCCGTGGGCTTCTCCGGATCGTTCGTATAGATCACGTAGTGGTGGCCGCAGGGGACCCCGAGATCATCCTTGGACACCTGCCGGTAGAAGACCTGGACGTCCTTCTTCTCGCCGAAGATGTCCATCAGGTCGTTCATCTCGTAGTGCCGCAGGTGGCAGCGATGCGGGAAGGTCTCGTACGACATCGCCTCCCACGGACCGTACGGCACGGTGATGAAGATCGTTCCGCCGGGATTGCACCACTTTTCCAACCGGGCGATCAGGGCTGCGGGATCGAGGACGTGTTCGAGGACCTCGTTCAGCACTATGAGGTCGTATTGTGTCCCGATATCCAATATCGGCTGGCTCATCTCATCGTAAACATGGAACTCGACGTTCCCTTGCTTCGCGTACTTCTTCTTGCACTCCTCGGCCAGTTCGATGTTTCGGCGTGTCACGTCCAGTCCGACGAACTGTGCCTCGGGGATCTCGTTCGCCGCCCGGATCGTCTGATGCCCGATCCAGCAGCCGTAGTCGAGGACGTTCTTGATCTTCCCCTTGTTGCGCCGCAGGAAGTCCCGCAGCGTGAGCCAGCGCATCTCGTATTCGCTATGCTCGAAGTGATCGACCGTCGCCCCGGCGTCGACCAGCTTGTAATGCTCCCGGTACGCCTCCGGGGACTCGGTGAACGCCCATCCCTGCGCGACGAATGCCTTCTCCTTATCGCAAAGGGGAAGCGGATGCGCCTTCTCGATCTCCCGGCACATCTCGATGTCGGAGACGCGTAGGAGGTGCTTGTAGACCCGGTCCGGATCGGAGGTGCGCTCCGCCAGGATCTCGTCGGCCAGCACCGTCAGGCGCTCGGCGACCGACTCCCATCCGAGAGAGACGCCCTGCTTGTACGCCTCCCGGGAGAGCCGCTGCCAGCCGATATCGTCGTGGTAGAGGCGCTTGACCTCCTTCACGAACCGCCGATGGACAGCCTCGTCGTGCCCGTCGCCGGGGATGAGGATGCCGGTCCCGGGGGAAACCGTCTCCTTCAGGGCGCCGCGGGCCGTGGAGAGGAACGGGAGCCCGCACGCCTGCGCTTCCATGGCACTGATGCAGCTGATCTCGTCGAAGGTCTGCGCGACCGGCGACGGGGTCGGGTAGATGTAGAGCCACGACCGCGAATAGAGGTCGTAGAGCTGCTTCTTCGTCAGGCTCCCGAGCAGCCGCACGTTCGGCAACTCGTGACAGCGCGACCAGAGGGACTCGTAGTAGGCCCGCATCTGGTCGACCGTGTTGTCGTAATGCGCGACCAGCAGGGTCGCCTCCGGGACCTCGCCGGCCAGCTGCTCCATGATCCCGCCCGGGCGCACGAGGTTCTCCAGCCCGCGTTCCGGCCGGGCGCAGTAGACCATCTGCCCCTTGACCTTCTCGGCGGACCGGCGCGGCGCGGGGAACAGGGAGAGGTCGATCCCGTTCCGGATGACCTCGATTCCCTCGTCGGGGATCCCGTAGACCTCCTTGTACTGGTTTTTCTGGAACTGGCTCATCAGCAGCACGCGGTCGGTCTGGTACATCGTCCCGCGCACCTGCCCCTCGGCCCGCTGGAGCGCGAGGTCGTGGCACCACAGGAAGCAGACCTTCGCGTTGTGCGGATGCGACAGGAAATCCGAGGCGCGGGAGACGATCAGCACGTCGATGTCCGCCCCGCGCGCGTACTCGGACGATGCCTGGATTGGCAGGTACTGGACATCGTTGACCGCAATCGGCTGCTGGCAGGGGGAGAAGACGATCACGCGGTTCTTCCCGCCGAAGGCGTCCTTCCCCTTCGCGAGGGCCTCGGCCAACTGGATCGCGGCGGTCTCGGAGCCGCCCAGGGAGCGTTCCTTGAGCGTGTTGCCGTCGTGCCGCATTCCTGGGGAGACGATGGCGAAGTTCATCGCCCGCCCCCTTTCCCGACGAGCCGGCCGATCTTCTTCATCGGCACCACCTCGCCGCCCGCGAAGATCTCCAGGATCGCCCCCTTGTGCCGCACGATCAGCTCCTTGAACTCCCCGTCCGTCACGCCGACCCCCTTGACCGGATCGCCGTGCACAGTGCACTTCGCATACCCCGCCTTCCCGCAGACACAGATCCCCCGCGTCATGTAGCCTCCTTCTCCGTTTTGGGTAGTTTCGGAACCTTGATCCGCTCGATCGCCGCCGACGAATACACCGTGACCTTCAGCCAGAACGCCCGCCTCTTCGGGTCGCGTAAATATGGATTCGATTTCGACAGGGGGATGAAGGCCTTCTTCACCCCGTCATGCCCTCCGGCACGTCCTCGTGGCAGGCCTTGCATTGAACGTACGGTCCGTACGGAATCCGGTCGATCTCCTCCCAGACCGTGCCGATGACCCCGCGGCGGAACGCATCCTGGCAGCACCTCGTCACGTCGCCGCTGCTCATCACCATCACCTGGCCCTTGGAGAGCCACGGGCAGACGTACCGGCGATGCTGAACCTCTTGCGTCCAGTCGATCAGGCCGCCCCAGTTGTTCGGATGGAGCACGCCGTCCCGCGAATACCCCCACGGGGAGCGTGGGTCCTGCTGGACCGGGTAGTAGTGCCCGGTGATCCGGCGCAGCGCGGCGATGGTCCGCATGGACGCTTCCGCCTCGTGGTCGGTCACGTCGAGGTTGTCGATCCCCGCGGCGAACAGCTCCCGGCCCAGCTCCTCCGTGAACAGGAGGCCGTTGGTATTCATCCGCAGGCACAGGTACCGGGGCATGACCTCCCGCGTCCTGTGTACCCATTCGATCAGGTACGGATGCAGGAGCGCCTCGCCGACGCCGAAGAAGTTGAGCTCCTCCTGCGTCCCGGCGGATACGAATTTCTTGAGCCAGAACAGGGAGCGGTCGAACACTTCCTCCGTCATCAGGCCGACGTCCCGATGCTCGCCCTGCAGGCGACAGGGGCAGTAGGGACAGGCGAGGTTGCAGACGGAGGCGATTTCGAGGTTCTTGATCGCCTTCACCGTTTGGTTCATGTCTCCTCCGTTTCGAATTAGAAAGGGCCGCCCCCTTGCGAGAGCGGCCCTTCCGTCAAGCCGTACGGTTGTCGGTCTATGCGTTACTGCTCGGAGTTCACCCCGACGATCGTCGCGGCGAGCGTGGAGTCCAGCACCTTCTCGTCGTCGTACACGCCGACCTCGACGAACTCGGCCTTCTTGCTCCGGTCGTACGGCAGCGCCTCGACCGCCATGTTCGGGATCGCGGGCAGCGTCCACCGCAGCGTGGCGCCGTACTGCGGACGGGGACCGATGCGGGACTGACCCGGCGCCTTGTAGAACACCAGCACCCGGTCGGCGAAGAACGACGTGAGCGCGGCGGTGATGTTCTCGCCCGCCGTGTTGTAGTACCCCTCGGCGATCTGGCACTCCGCGTTGAAGATCGCGGACGCCTGCGCCAGCGTCGGGATGCCGCCGCCGTGCGGGAACAGGAGCCCCTTGACCGGCGAGTTGACCACGAAGGTCTGCCACGCCGTGGTGCCGAACACGACCCGGTTCGGACGGAAGCCGGTGGTGTTCTGGATGTGGTCCTGCGCGGTGACGATGGCCAGGTACGGATCGCCCGGGTTCGCCGAGGCGTTCCACGCGGAGGCCACGACGAACGCCGTGGAGACGTTGCTGGCGCTGTTCACGATGTTGAACGCCCGGACTTCCTTGGCGATGCGGATCGCGTCGACGATCAGCTGCGCCCCGTTCTCCCGGACGTTCCAGATCGCGTCGGCGTTCTCCCGGTCCTCCAGCGTGATCGGGTACTTCGCCGCGTAGTTCTTGCAGAAGTACCCCATCGAGCTGACGGAGAACTTCAGCTGGTTCGCCTCCGTGCCGGGGGCGCGTTCCAGCGACTCGCTCCGCAGGAACTCGCCGAGCGGGAAGTACTTGATCATGTTGGACTGCTTGTCGACCGGGACCACCGGGAAGATGAACTCCCCGACCAGCCCCTGCGTGGTGTAGTTCATGATGGCGTTGGACAGCGGGACGTCGACGTGCAGATCCCGGCCCGTCGCGTCGTAGTTCTTCCAGACCGCGATGTTCTTGTCGCTCATATCTTTATCCTCCAGGGGTTAAAGTGCGATGTAAGTGGGTCCGCCGAAGAGTTCCGCGGTCCCGACCGATCCCGATGCCGCCGCCTTGATCATCCAGCCGAGCGCGACCTCGCCGGAGGTGACGATCGCCACCTGCCCGGAGTTCGCGTTGCTCTGCCCGATGAACGCGCCGTCGCCGATGGAGGTGGCCATGTAGATCTTCGACCGCCCCTTCGAGATGACCTGCGCGTGCTGGCCGCTTTCGGGCTTGTTCTGGAGGATGCCGTAGGCGTTCGTCTCCGACGTCGCCAGCACCCCCGAGAGGTTGACGAACTTGTACTGCTGGCTGGAGAGATCCGCCCCGGCCACAACGGTATACGCGATGCCCCAATTCCCGGTTCCCATGTATTTCTACCTCCCTTAGAGTGCGATGAAAGACGGTCCGCCGAACAGGTCGACGACGGTATTCGTTGAGCCGGAGGTCCCGTAGGTCACGATGATCCCGAGAGCGATGCCTCCCGACGTCACGATGGCGCCCGCGCCGGAAGTCGCGTTGGACTGCCCGATGAAGGAGTTGATGCCGGCGGAGACCGCCATGTAGAGGTTCGTCCGGCCCCGCTGGATGACGCCGCCGGTGCTGCCGGAAGCGACCGCCGCACGGGACACGCCCGCGATCGGCGAAGTTTCCGAGCCCGCCAGCGTGCCACCGTAGGTTACGAACCGGAACGCCCCGGCGTTCGTGGAGCTGTGCGTCGAGGTGATCGAGGCGCCGCCCGCTAGGTCCGACGCGGCGTCCTGGATGTAGATCGGCGCTCCGAACAGGTCGACCCGGGCGAGCCCCCCGGAGGCACACTCGGAAGCCGTGATGCCCCAGGCGTACCCGGGAGCCGTGATCAGCGCCCCCGCGCCCGAGGTGACGCTGCTCTGGCCGACCCACGCGCCCTTGCTCGTGGGCTGGCACATGTAGAGCTTCGTGCGCCCCTGCTTCGCGTAGGCGACGTGCTCCGCGGACTGCGGCTTGTTCTGGATCACCCCGACGGGGTTGGTCTGAGAGGTTGCGAGAACGCCGGTCGGACCGACGAACTTGTACTGCTGTGAAGACAGGTCCGCGCCGGCAACCAGCGCCAGATCGTTGCGCCAGCTCATTTCTTCCCACCGACGTAGGCCGCCCACGCGTCCGGATGCTCGATCCGGACGATGTCACGGGCCTCCGAGTAGGAGATCTTGCGCTCCCGCTGGATCTTGACGGTCAGGTCGTGGACGGAGACCGTCTCGTCGCCGCCCTTGTCCTTGTCGTCGCCCTCCGCGCGCTCCTTGAAGTCGACGATCTTCGGGCGGCTTTTCAGCTCCTCGACCTTGTTCGCCCCCCAGGTCGTCTCCTTCTCGCCGTACTTGCGCGGCTTGATCCCCATGGCCAGGAAATCGGCCTTCAGGCTCTCCACCTCGGCCGGGAGCACCTTCCCCTCCCGCACCAGGGCGTCGACCTCGAGGGTGAAGACCTTCAAGGCGGAGTCCGTCTCCGCCTTCACCGCACGCTCGTCGGCGGTCTTCGCCGCCAGGAGCGCATCGTCGCGCTCCTTCGTGAGGGCCGTGATCTGGTCCTCGTACTTCTTGACCTGTTCCTTATCCATCGGCTTTCCTCCGTCTTCGTCGGAATACGTTCGTACGTCACCGTCCGACCCATACGCCCGGATGTCCCTGGTCCCGTCCGCCATGAGCGCCATCTGCAGATCCTGCAGGTTGGACACGGCGGGGAGGTCCGCCCCGAGGAGCGCGACCGCCCGAAGGACGCGAGGCCAGATCCTGCCCTCGCCGTCCTTGTAGTTCCAGTACACCTCCGCGCTTTTGGTCCGGTACCGCTTGCTCGTGATCATCTCGTGCAGCGCGTCGGGAACGTCGACCAGGTCCCCGACGAGCTTCGTGCCGAAACGCCGCAGGTTCGCAACCCACCCCAGCGCCGGCGCCCCGTCCTTCTGCCCGAACCACCGCTGCGCCTCGTCGTGCCCGAGCTTGACCGGAGGACGCACGCCCAGGGAATGGAACGCGGACACCATGGAGTCAAGATCGCTCTCCGAGTAGGCGTCCCCGTTCCACGTGCCGGAGGAGAAGATCTCGACGCCGCGCAGGTCCCTGGCGTAGTCGTGCGACATCTTCTTCATCATCTCCTTCGCGCGGTCCATCATGGCCTGCCCCTGCGCGACCGCTTCGTCTCCGCCCTCGGCCATGAGCGCCTTGCCCTTGCTCATCATCTCGGCGGGCGTCATCTTGTCCATTTCCTCTTTCGAATAGGGCATCGTGTGGGCTCCTTCAGTTCGTCCCGATCGCCATGCAACCGTCGATCCGCGCGTTCGCAACGCCGCTGCGTCTCAGCCATCCGACCATGTCCGCGTGATACTCGTCGTCCGTCCGACCGTCGGCGAAATCGAAATACGCCTTGTTCGACGGCAGGTGCAGGGAGATGGAGATGTACCGGCACCCGGAGAGCTCTCGCACCGGCGGTCCGTCCGCGATCGCGTACTCTCCGCCCTCGATGTCCATCTTCAGGTAGTCGATTGAACCGTGTTCCAGGAGGATCGGGGAGAGAAGATCCGATAGGGAGATCGTCTCCACGTCGCACTCGGAGAGCTTCGACCCCTTGAACGCGAGCGACCGCTGCCCGGGGAACGGTGATCCCATCCGCAACGGGACGAGCGTGTCGGACTCCACGGCGACCGCCCGCTCGATGATCTCCACCTTGTGCTCCAGCTCGTTGTTCTTCGCGTTCCGCCGCAGGATCATGAGATTCAGGGGCGAGGGCTCCACGGCGTAGACGTACGCGCCGCGCTGCGCCGCCTGCAGGGCGAACGTGCCCGCGTGCGCCCCGATGTCCACGACGATGCTCAGGGGGCCGGGGTACTTCGCGATCTCCTTCCGGGTGTCCTCCAGCAGGTGCGATTCGTTCGGCTGGATCTGGAAGGTCAGGCCCTCCCACTCGATCGACGCGGTGACGAGTCCGCAGATCGCCAGTCCGGGCTTCGTCCACCAGTCGCACGTCGCGTTCGCATCGAACGCCGCGCCGCCCTTCACCTGGCAGAACCGGATCGTCCCCTCCCCCGCGCCGTGCGCGCAGGAGTCGCAGGTCTGCGTCACGAAACCCTCCCTGTCGCCGCGATCCCTTCCGAGACCGTCGGCGTTGCGAACCCCGTCTGCGGCTTCACGTCGATTACCCCCTGCTTGAGCATCTGCTCCTGCCACCCGTGGTCGAGCCGGGTCACGGGGAGAAGCATCGACCGGCAGTTGTAATGGTTCGGCGGCGGGTATCCGTTCAGCGTCGCCTCCGTGAAGATCTTCCCGTGGAGCGCACGGCAGATCGGCGTCGTGACCGAATCGATGATCGCCGAGTACCGGTACGCCTGCACCCACCCGCGAAGCTCCGGCTGCTGCATCATGGTGAGGCGAGAATGGTTGTACATGTCCATCACGTTCGTCCGGGCGATCACCTCGGAGCGGGACGCCACATTCACCCTGCGGCCCGCGGCGTCCGTCGCCGGCAGCCACTCCCGCAGCGACTCGTACAGGCCCTCCTCGAAGCCGGATCCCGAGGGGTTCTCCACCGGGTGTTCCTTCGACCAGTTGAGGATGTAGTTCCGCGCCACTTTCAGGATCGCGTCTTTCACGATTCCCGTGATCCAGAATGCCCGCTCCGCCGCGTACCGCTCCAGAATCCGGTCCGCCGTCGGAAACAGGGATTTCTTCGCCGCGAAGGTGCGCGGCTGCAGCTGCAATTCCTGCTCGAGGTGCGTTATGCCGAGAGAGGCCGCGGCGTCCAGCATCCGGCGGACGGCCCGCTTGATCTTCGTCGCCTCATCGCCCGGAAAGGTCAGGCGGTCCAGATTCAGGATTTTTTTTTTGCGTCGACCGCCAGCGCCAGGATGGAGTCCGAGAACGCATCGGAGAGCTCGCGCTTGGAGGTCTCATCCAGTCCGTCCAGGTCGGCTACGTGCTCGTTCCATGACTTGCGCGCTTCCTGCGCGTTCAGCGTGGAGAGGACGTACACCTTGTCCATCCCGTTCCCCTTTCCGTTTCCTTTCCCGCTGCCCTTCGGCAGGGACTGCGTCCCCGGGGCCGGTTCCTTGGGCTCGAGCATCTTCTTCTTCTCGGCGTCGGTCGCCTCCGGGAAACCGAGCAGCCCGCGCGTGTGCTCCTCCGTCTCCGGCGTGGAGGTGGCGGCGCCCTTGGAGACCGCATCGGACCATGCGGAGACGAACGCGTTCTTGTCCTCCTCGCGCATCGGCTTAAACTTGAACTGCGGATACGCCTCCTGCTTCCCGAAGTTCATCTCGACCAGGGGACGGACGAGCTGCTCGTTGATGGTCTCCTCGACCTCCCGGGAGTCGCCGCCCAGGACCATGTCGAACGTATCGGACTCGGTCTGGCTGCGGGCCAGCGATCCCTTGTCCTGGCCGGCGGACAGTCCCAGCAGCGTCGGCAGGAGGATCGCCCGGGCGATGGAGACGTTCAGCGTGTCGATCGCCGCGGCGAAGGTCTCCTTGCCGGCGTTCGACGGCTCGAGGAAGTTTAGCTCCAAGTTATCCGGCGCCACCGCCGCCATGCCCGCCTGCAGGTTCGAAACGATCGTGCGGAACTTCGCCTGGTCGGCGGCGTCCACCGTGGGGGAGGTCACCTTGCCCCACACCAGCGGGATGCCGAACTTCTCCAGGTACATGCCCCAGTACCGGAAGAAATTGACCTTCAGGAACCAGAACCGGTAGGCGGCCTTCAGGTCCGATTCCCCGTAGAAGTTGTCGAACTCCTGCTGGTAGACGTGCAGGATGAACTTGCCCGGGTCCAGCGGCTTGCGCGTCCCGGTCTGCTGCGTCTGGATGATCCCCATGGGTTTGAGCTTGCCGAACGGATCCACGTCGAAGTCGATCCGCGTGGGGGATTTCTGCCGCAGCGCCTCGATGCCCACCTTCCCGGCGAACGGTCCGGCCTCAATGTACCGGTACACCTTCTCGTGCAGCGAGAACCCGTAGTCGTAGGCCGACAGGATCGACCGGATCGACCCCTCGACGGTCCCATCCATGCCGTCGAAGACCGCCTGGACGAACTCGTTCTGCTGCTCGTCGTCCCCCTCCACGGTCCACCCCGGATGGGTGATGGCGGCTTTTTTCAGATGCAGCGCCGCCTTGACCTGGTCGTCCTCCCGCATCTTCTTGTAGATCCCCAGCCCGCCCTTCGTCGCGGCGAGCGTGTCGGGGTTGTACCGCTGCACCCCCCAGTGGAGGCCGTAGATATCGTCGACGGAAGTGGCGGTCTCGCCCGTGAACCGGGGCTTGCCCGCTGCGAGGTACTCCCGCAGTTCCGGCTCGTACCGACGCATCAGCCACGAAACGAATGCCCCCATCAGTACGGTTCCTCCATCATCGTTCCGATGCTGCGGAATCCCGTGTCCACCGTCATGCGCTCGGGCTCCGGGACGGCGTGCTCCGCGATGCTTTTCAAGCGGTTGATCCCGTGCACGAAGGCGTCGACCATGTCGTCGTTCGCCCCGCCCGGGAACGCCATCATCTCCTCGAAGAACATCTCGACCCACGGCGCGTCGGCGTCGTAATAGACCCGGCCGGACTCGCACATCGGCGTCGCGGCGTTGGCCCGCAGCACCTTGTCCTTGTCGGCTTCCAGCGGGATGATCGGCAACCGCGTGTTGCGCTGCAACTCCTGGATCAGCATCGCGCCGGCGTCCTTGTCCTCGATGCAGACCTCGTCGGCCTTCCACGCGGCCTGGAACTCTACCGCCTTGCGCTTCAGGTCCGGGTACTCGACCTTCTCGCGCCACACGTTGCGCAGGAACACGCCGCCGGTGCGAAGCTCCAGCGTCACGCACGCGGAGTAGTCGTTCACCTTCTTCGTCTTATGCGCGGTGTCCCATATCTGCGAGGTGCGCAGCAGCCCGCCGAACGGCTCGCCCTTGTGCGGGCGGAACCACTCGCGCTTGAAGACGTTCCCCTGCTCCTTGGGAGGTTTCTGCTGGTAGAGGGACTGCCAGACCATCGATCCCTGCGTGTCGCGGATCCTCAGGAGCTCGTGCAGCGGCTTGCCAGCCGGCCAGAGGGCCTCGCCCTTTTTGCGGAACGCGTCATCGACCATCGCGATCGCCGGGAAGGATACGATCTCCCAGTGCTCGCCGGTTTCCTTCGCCTGCTTCAGGATCCGCCCCGCCAGGTCGTCGTCGTGCCAGCGGGTCATGATGAGGATGATGGCGCCGCCCTTGTGCACGCGGGTCAGCGCGACGGAGATGTACCAGTTCCAGACCTTCTCCCGGATGACTGGGGAGAACGCCTCCTCGTAGTCCTTGAACGGATCGTCGATGATCAGGACATCGGCGCCGCGGCCGGTCAGGGGGCCGCCCACCCCGACCGCGACGTACCGCCCGCCCTTGACCGTGCTCCAGCGGTCCGCGGCGGCGGAGTCCGATGCGATTACTTTTCCGAAGATCTCTTCGTAAAGGGGATCGGAGACGAGGTTCCGCGCCTGCCGTCCGAAGTCGGTGACGAGCTCTCCGGAGTAGGACGCGCAAGCGATACTTCGATGTGGATTCCTCCCGAGGTACCAAGCCGGGAAACGAATGGAACCAAGTTCGCTTTTCCCGTGCCGGGGGGGCTCGAAGAGCATGAGCCGGGTGATTTCCCCCCGCTCGACGGCTTCGAGTTTGGCGGATGTTTCTTCATGGTGCCAGCCGGGAATATACCCCGGCTTCGTCAGGATGGCAAAATCAATCAGATGACGGCGTGCCAGCTCCGCGACGGCTTTGGCCTGCGAGTGCACGCAGTTGCTCCTCCGACATTTCGGTGAGGGCGTGGGCGATCGGTCCGCCGTCGGCGCCGGTCAGCTCGACCTTCTCGGTCAGCAGCTTGTGGTGCCGGGCGAGGATCTCGAGCGCGCGGACCTTGTCCGAGAGTTTCAACTTGCGGTTGCGTCCGATGTGCTCCCGGTCTTTCCCGCGGCCTTCGAACAGCTCCTCGACCTCGATCCCCGCGATCGCCTTGCGGACATGCGCCGGGATCGATCGGAGGGGCCGGAGGGCGTTGTCCTCGTCGAAGATGTCCGCGATGTCGACGGACGCGATCTCCGCAAGCCCCACCAGCACGTCGTCCGCCGTCATCCGGATCCGCTTCACCTGCGCCTTCTGTGCAGCCTTGACTGCTGCTGCGATTTCTGGATCACTCAACAGGCGGTGGCCCTGCTGCTTCGCGCCCTTGGTAGAGTACCCCGCCCGGATGGTGGCTTCCTTGGCGTTCAGGTCGACTAGGTATTCCTCGACGAATCGTTGCCGTTTGAAATCGTTTCTGTGCCGCCCCATCTTCCCCTCACGCCATCGCTTCCGCGTTCACCCGCCTTGCGTGCGCCGCTTCCGCCCGCGCCCTGCGCGCTCCCGTCGGGCACACGTCGCACGGCCTGATCGTTCGCTCCCGGCACTCCGCCGGGCAGATCCTCCGCCGAAGACACGCCCGCTCCCGCTCCAGGTTCCGGCATGTACGCCATGCGTGACCGGGGGGTAGGCGTTGGCCCATTTGCGCCTCTGTGGGGGGAATGAAAAAGGCCCGAAATCGGACGGTGCCGATTATTCGGGCCTCACGGGAGGGGATTGTTTCATCCGAATTTCAGGATGTCAAGCCCCTTTTTTCTTCCGCAGGCATCCCCGCCTCGCCTTCGGGCACCTCGGGATGAAGTCGATGACGCACAGTTCGCATTCAAAGTGCCGCACCGCCCGCATGAGAATCTTCATCTCGGCGTCCGTCCATTCCGGCTTCGGTAATTTCGGATCCGGGATGAAGTACAACATGAACCAATACGGGCGTTCGCCGCTTCCGGGGTCCGTGGCCTCCGCGCGCACCCACACCGTGAGGGCATCAAGGTAGGCGTAGTCTTTCGGCGCCGCACTACCGCTGCCTCCGAATTCTTTTGTCGGCGTATTCGTCCTCCCGCCGCGGCGCTTCATCAGTTCCGTGGTGGCCTTGTCGTAGGCGTCGAGGATGTCCTCGTACTTCGGCTTCACGCCGCGTCCTTCGGCGACTGCTCCGCCACCTTCGCCCACTCCACGTCCTGGCGCCGCATGATCGTGGTCACGTACCGCTTCCGGCACTCGGGGCATTCAACCTCCGCGTCCGGCCCCACGACGAACTGCCCGCGATAGGAGCAGGTTCGGCAGAAGTACCATGTGGCGTCAGGCATGGATCTCCTCCAGAGCGATCACGACCCGCGGGGGATCGCCGTAGGCTTTCCTCACTTCGAGCGCCACGATCTGCGAGTCGTCGCGGTAGACCACGCTGCGTAGCGCGTCCTTGATCGCCTTCCCCAGGTTGTCGCAGTCCGGCTTCTTGACGTGGTGCTGCACCCGCTTCGGCAGCGACTTTGGGCGGGGCAGGTGGAAGAACAGTTTCAGGCCGAGCGGCCCGTCGTGAATCTCCGGCGCCCCATTGAGCGCGTCGAGCACCGCCGCCTTCACGTCCTGCTTCCAGGTGCGCGATTTGTCGGGATCGTAGGCCCGCACGAAGTTCCCAATCCGGGCGAAGCGTGGGCGCCCCTGCGCGACGGGGGAGCCGTAGACCGTGAAGACATGCTGGTTCACTTCGCCTTCGCCATCGGCAGCTCCATCTGTGCCGCCGCGATGGTGACATGCACATCCAACTCCTGCATGGCGATCAGGTCCTGCAGCTCGGCGATCCCCTTCTCGGTCGGCACGAACTCGATCAGAACTCGCGCCACCAGTTTCGGGTTGCCCTCCGAGTCGAGCTTGCGTCCCGTGGTGATTTGCTTCACCTCGCCGTCGATCTTCACCGTGTTCGCCATCCTCTCCTCCCTCCGGGTCAACGTCGGTCAACCCTTTTAGGTGTGCGGATCGTGAGCGTCGTGGGCCGTCAACCTGGCTGTCCGATTCTGCCGAGAATCCCCTGGTCCTGATCCGGATCGTGCTGTGGGCAATACCACCGACCGTTGATCTTGATCGTCCCCCGCTTATCGCAGCCGAGGTGATGCTGGCAGGCGTCCTTTTTGGGGAGGGGTACGGGCGCAACGGCGGGGGCCTCAGAGCCCCCGGCCGGGGCGCTTGGCGTAAGATCTTTTCCTTCTGGTACTGCTGGTACTGCCGGGGTTCCCGACACTCTCGGGAGTTTGTCGGGAGTTTGTCGGGACTTTATCCCGAGTCTTTTAGTGTACTCATCCCCATATTTCAATATGTTAGGCGCATCAACCTTAATTAAACCGCCATCCTCAGTAAGTTGGACCAATCGCGCCTCATCCATGAACCTCAGCAGAACCTGCGCCTTTTGTGTCGAGGTTCTGAGATGTCTGGCCCAATTTCGCCACGAAAGTTCGAGGGAGGTCGAGACACATTCGGGACGTATTTGGGAGGCGATCTTCTCCAAAACGATCCAGTACGCCCCATATCCTGCCAGCCCCGCGCGCTCGATTAATTTCTCGTGTTTCTGATCCTCAACAGAGGAGGTCATGTGGTTGAAATATTTCATGACGGCATCGGGGGAAACTGCGGCCTGGCGTCCCGATCGTTGAATGCCTTCTCGATCAAGTCCCCGATGGGGGTCTGCGCGCATATCTGGCAGATCCAGTAGTTCTCGCCCACCGAGAACAGTCCGGGGTCGCCGCCGGTGGTGACGGAGATCTCGACACAGACGGCCTCCACCCCACAGAGGGAACATTTCTGTTGCTGTAAATCTTCTTTTTTCGCCACCCTATCTCCCCTCCCTCACGCTCTCGCCAGCAGGTCCACGAACCAGAACTTGTCGACCTTGCGGATGTCGATCATTCCATCAGCCCCGCCATCGCCGGGGTCGTGGTCATTCGCTTCCTCGCCAGTTCGTGATACGTCAAGTCGATATGGACCGGCTTGCGCCCCAGCTCGAGTGCCACTTTGCTTGTCGTTCCGCTGCCCCCGAAGGGGTCAAGGATCACGTCTCCCGGCTTTGATCCGGCGAGGATGCACAAGCGCGGTATCTCCTCGGGGAAGGTGGCGAAGTGGTCTATTGACACAACGGAACAATTGCAGTATTCTGGATTGTATGAAGAATTGCCTTCGTTGTGGGATACAATTTCAACCCAAGGATGATCGTCCGAATCGTCCGGCCCGATATTGCTCTCGTCGCTGTGGGCAGCCGAATCAATTCTCCCGGCAGCAGATTCAATGTTCGGAGTGCGGCACTTCGTTTGAACGCAAGCGGTATCATGTTGCGATGTCGGGGGAGCGGGGGCAGTTTTGCTCTTTTCGTTGTTATGGCCGCTGGCAGAAGCGCAACACCCTCGGGGCGCAAAATCCATGCTACCGAAAAGAAGCCCATTCGATTCTTCTTTGCGATTATTGCGGAGATGAGTTTTCCCGCCCGAAGTATGTTCGCGGGGGGGAGTTGAAGTTTTGCAACAGGGATTGTTTCCAGCAGTATGCCCATCTTCATTTCCAACGTCGGATGCCGATAGGCTACGGGAAGTCGTGGCTGTCGGCAAAACGTCAGGCGTTGAAGAGGGACGGTCGCCGTTGCTGCGATTGCTCCTCGGGAGACGAACTGGTTGTCCACCATTTGAAGCCTTATCGAACCTTCCAGATCGCAACATCGGCCCATGAATTGGGCAATCTTCGGACGCTTTGTAGGGCTTGCCATCGGCGGACACATAATCTGCCGCATCGAACGAAATAGATTCAGGCGCAGAGTACGGCTGCGTGGCGATGGACCAGACGGTGCGGCGGTTACGGCCAGATTCACTTCCCCAAGGCCGAACCGGATCACGGCTAATGATCCTAGGTGTGTGGGATATAGCATACTGCTCACTATTCGGATCACCACCCCTACCGTGAATTGGTCCTGATAATTCTTCCTTCACCGCATCTGCATCGTAGTAATACTTCGCGCTCTTGCTCATCAGGAAGATGTACTCATGCGCCTTCGTAGGCCGGTCGGTAACGCTCTCCGGCATCGGGTTCGGCTTGCTCCAGATGATATCGGAACGGAGATACCAGCCGTCCGCTTGCAGGGCGAAGGCGACACGCCAAGGGATGCCCACCAGGTCCTTCGGCTTGAGGCCGATGTCTGCGGCCTTTGATGGCCGGTGCATTGCGGTTTTCTCGCGGTCCTTATTGCCCACAAATCCGGTCCATTCCGATCCCTCTGGATTTCCTCCCTTTCCGCTTTGCGAGTACGAATCCCCCAAGTTCAACCACAGCACCCCGTCATCCTTCAGCACCCGCCGCACCTCTCGGAACACGGCGACCATGTTGGCGACGTACTCCTCCGGGGTTTTGCAGAGGCCGAGCTGTCCAGGCGTCCCGTAGTCGCGCAGGCCCCAATAGGGAGGCGAGGTAACGACGCATTGAACGCTCTCATCGCGCAGCGGGATGGCGCGGGCATCGGCGCGGAGGATCATCTCCCCCTCCCCAAATACCGCTCGATCCTCTCGTCGATCTCCCTGCCGATGGCCCGGATCCGCTCCTGCCGGTCGATGTCGGCGTCGATGCGGGACAGGTGCTCGCTTAACTCCGGGCACGCGATGAAGATGCAGCGCAGCCGCCAGTCTGGGCAGGAGAGGGAGCAGGTCATCGGGTGGGCGCCATCATCGTTTCGATCCTTCCGAGGATGTCTTCCAGCACCGGCACCGCCATGCTGTTCCCGATGGCCTTGTATCGCGGTCCGTCCGCGGCGGGCTTGTTCTTGTAGGTGATGGCGGTATAACCATCATCGAATCCTTGGAGTCTTTCGCACTCGCGGGGCGTGAGGCGGCGGACGGACATGCCTTGATAGACGTGCATCGTAGCTTCCATGCCGGGATCGGAATTGTTGTACATGTTGCCCCGAAGTGGTTGCGCTACCGCCTGCCCCCTGTCGCTCATGGGGTTGGCCGGAAGAGTGAACGCGACATCGTTCGCCACGCTTACGCCTGGATCGTCGCGGTCCCCGTTGAGTTGAAACGCCACCGCCATCTGCCCCCCTGCGTTCGCGTGGGACTTGTCGGCCCCCATCGCCCGAAGCGGCGGGGATACTTCTCCTGAATCGTTGCCGGAATCCTTGCAGGTGAAGGCGACCAGCGTTTCCGATTCAAAGTCGTATCGGCCAGGGTGGTGGTTGCAACCCGTAGCGACTTCAATGGGGCCGCCCGTATTGTTCCCGCCGTATACCGCGATCACCGGATCCTGTCCTCGGCTTTCTCCGGCTCGTTCCGTACCCCGGCCACTTGCTCCAATGCTCGGCGCAACGTCGGCGGAAGTTCCTTCCCCCTTTTCTCGGCTCGGCGGAGGATGCCCGCACAGGCGCGAGAACTCAGAAAGTACCGCCGCGGGATATCGCCAGTCTCCAGAATGTCCGATAAAGAACACGCGCTCGCGCCGCTGCGGAACCCCGAAGAATTGTGCGTCAGGGCTTGCCCATGCGCCAGAATACCCGCACTCATCCACCGCCCGGAGGAAGGCACCAAAGTCCCGTCCCGCATTCGACGACAGCAGTCCAGGGACGTTTTCAAACACGAACCATGTCGGGCGTATTCGAGCAACAATTCCAAGGGCGACGAAGGCCAGGACGCCGCGCGGGTCATCCACTCCAGCTCTTTTCCCCGCAACGCTGAAGGACTGGCAGGGGCTTCCGAAAACAAGGACATCTGGTTTCCCATGAGACAAGGCCCTCTCGCAGAAGTCGGGGGCCGTTACGTCCCCGAGGTTGACGGATTCCGGATGGCGGAATGCCAGCACGGCGGACGGGAACGGTTCGATCTCCGCGCCCCACAGGCACTCCCATCCGAGACGCTTCGCGGCGACTTCGGGAGCGCCGATGCCGGAGAAAAGGGTGGCGAGCCTCATCGGGCGCATTCCCTTCCCGCCCTTTTGTCCGCTTCCGCCGCCTTGTCGACCAGCCACATATCGTCCACGGTCGGGTTGAGACAGCGTGTCGTTCCGCACCGACAATTCCACGCGACCAGCACGCCGTACTGGATCCCGATCGGCTCGATATCGTCGATCTGCTCGATGCGCCCGCACATGGGGCAGGGTTTCACGCCAGCGCCCGGAGTGCCTTGATGGCGGCGTCGGCCCTCTCGACGGTGTCCAGCGCGTCCGTCCGGCGCTTCTCGAGGTCGGCGATCACCGCCGCGATTGAGCCGGAGCCGTTGGAGGGGGCTGGCTTCGCGACAGGAGCCGTCGCGCGCGCGACACGGGGCGTCGCGGGGGGCGGCATCTTGACGGTTGCTGCTGGTTTCTGCTGGTTATTGCCGGTTCCTGCCGTGTGTGGGTCCGCTGCGTCGGGCGGCGTGTAGATGCACGCCCTCCCCTTCGGCCACGCCTTGATCTTCCCTTCGCCGGCCAGGGCGGCGGTGACCTCTTCCAGTTCGTCCTTCGACACGCCGCAGTAATTCATCAGCCGTCCCCGGCTGCACGCCTTCTCCCGAAGGATCCGGGAGAGAACACGCTCCTTTGCCTTGTCATCTGCCATGCTCGTCTCCTCCTTCGGGGTGATCGTTTCGGGTTTCGGGCGGATCGGTTCACTCGGGGCGGGTTTCGTATCACTGAACCGCGCATTGACCGGATCCCATATCACCCGGCCCGCCCCGACCGGCTTGGCCGATGCGTCAGACTTGACGTTGAGCTCCCCCGGAGGCACCGCGATCCGCTCCGGCTCCTGTGCCCCTTCCAAGCGCTTGCGGCGCATGGAACAAACCCAACACTCGTTCCGGTCGTACTCCCGCGTCATCATTTCGTTCCGCCGCTTCTGCAGCGACAGGCACGCCTCCTGACGGCCCGGGGACGCGAAGGGGCAGCTAGCCATCAGATTCGGCTCCTCGCGGGTTTCCGCGGCTTCGCCGGCGGGATCGTCGCGCCGATGAAATGCGCCAGTTCTTCGCGCGAAAGGAACAAGGACGGAATGTTCACCAGAGGGTGCCAGGCGCGGACGGCGTACCGGTAAACCCGGTTCTTCACCGTTCGCTCGATGGCGAGGCCAACGGGGGCGACAGCGGGCGATCCGAGGCGGGTCATTTCTTCAGTTCCTCCACGGCTTTCATGAGATCCGGCAACAGCGCCTCGACAGCCGCCAGCGCCCGTCCCTTGCGGGTTTCCTCGTCGGATAAGAAATGATCGATGAGCCAGTAGATGATCTCGTGGCCCTTCGGGGCGGTGACCTGGATGAACGTCGGGAGCTTTTCCACGGGGAACCGCCGCCCGTCCGTCCCCGCGAGGATCTGCGAGAGTTCCGCCGGGGCCATATCCAGTTCGGCGGCGATGAACTTGATCTGCTTGCCGCACGAATAGGCGACGTGGTTTATGACTTCCTTGATCGTGTCGTATCGGGGAGGATCGAAGGAGAGTGTGTACTGCGTTTCAGGGGCCACCGTGACTCCTCGGGATGAAAAGTAACTTCGCGTAACAGTGGGAAACCGGTTAAAAAAAATTATGGATGCAAACCCATCAACCGGCCTTCTTCCGATCGGTCCGGTAGATGTCATCGATCGTCACTTCCCCGCCGAAGAACCGGACGATCGCCCGCGCATGGTCGGGGGCGACGTTGCCGCCCCGCTTCCAGTTCGTGACGGCTCCCTTGGTGACGCCGCAATGTTTCGCCAATTCGACCTGGGATTTCTTTCGAGATTTGAGCAACCGGAAAACTTTCTTCAAGGTAGCCCCTCCATTGGCGGGAATAGTAAACCAAAGATTTACCCGTGTCAAGGGGCCAATTTCCCCGGGAGCGAGTTTTGCAGATTTTGTCGAAACATAACCGAGGGGAACCCATGACTCGCATCGACTACGCCGGTTATTCCAGGAACGTAGCCATGTACCTCAGAGATAGATGTAAGCGGGAAAACATAAAACAAGATACCTGGCAGGGGTTATTTGGCTTTTCAAAACAAGCAGTTAACTCATGGAGGGGTGGGCGGGGATTCCCGAGCTTTGAAAACCTTCTGACCATCGCAGGGCACTTTGACGAGAAGCTCGATGTGATCGTAAAGTGGAGGACGCGCCGCATATCGTAGGCTTGTCGCATATCTGAGTAAACCTTTCCCCATATAGTTCCCTCCCCTTCTCAGCCCTGCGAAAATTAATTTTCACTCCCCCGTCATTACCCCTTGACAAGAGTAAAGGACTGATTTACTATCCCCCCAAGATTGCACGAACTGGCCTACGGGCCGACGCGGTACCGGGTGATCGTTCGCAAGCTGCGGATTGCGTCAGGGATCGACGGATCAGGTGGCAGGGCAAGCCCGGGATGCAAAGCGGGTCGCTCATTGAATTTTGAAAGGGATGGCCGCTGCATCCGGTCCCACCCGGCTGGCCACCGGACCCCGCGTGCAAGGCCATCCCGCAAGAAGGGGTTCGGAATGGTGAGGCTCGGAATGGCTGGGCGGTGAGGGGCATGGCACGGTGATACGCGGACGGGCGGGGTTCGGTTTGACATGTCTCGGGCGGGCGAGGAGTGGAAAGGTCGGGCAGGGCTGGGTTGTCTCAGGCAGGAAACGGCACGGAGTGGTTAGGCCCGGACAGGTTCGGCAGGGTTCGGCGCTGTCAGGTGCGGTAATGCGGGGTTCGGCGTGGAATGGTCTTGCTTGGTAGGGTTCGGCCAAATTAAACAGGAGGTCTTATGGCAAAAGCAGCGTTGAAAGCGGTTGGCGGGGATGTTCCTCAGAACGGCGCAGCGGAGGAAATCGGCTACCAGATGCCCTACTCGGTCAGCGTGACGATCCGGGGTGATTCGGATTTCCTGTTCCATCGGTGGTCGCCGGAAGCGGTGAACGAGAAGGCGCGGGCGGCGAAGGGATCGAAGGCGAAGAAGACCGACAACCTGGAATCCTACGTCTACCGGACGCAGGACGGGAACCTCGCCATCCCCGGCGAGTACCTTCGTGGGGCGATCATCCACGCGGCGAAGTTCCGGCAGGACCCGCGCTCTCCCCGAAAGTCCGCGATGGATCTGTTCAAGGCCGGTGTGATTTCCCTGACGCCTCTCGCGGACTGCGGGAAAGCGGAATGGGACTACGAGGATCAGCGGCGCGTGGTGATCCAGCGTAACGGCGTGAATCGTGTCCGTCCCGCTCTCCGCGCCGGATGGGAAGTCGAGATGGATTTCCTCGTCAACCTTCCCGAGTACATCAGCCCCGAGATGATGAACGACGTGATCCAGCAGGCGGGGCGGCTCATCGGCATCGGGGATTTCCGCCCGACGTACGGGCGGTTCAAGGTGGTCAAATTCAACAGGATCGAGGATTAACAATCGGCCGTGGCGGGCAGGGGTCTGGCATGGACTGGAATGGCCCGGTCGTGTGAGGAAAGGCGTGGCGAGGACGGGTCAGGCTTGGACTGGTAGTGCGTGGTCCGGAACGGCGCGCACGGGCCCGGTGTGGCATGGCGGGACATGGCTGGCTCCGGACGGGTTGAGAATGGCCGGGAGAGGAGTGGTCCGGTGAGGCGAGGAGCGGTGCGGCAGGGAGAGGCAATCCGAGGTGGGGCAGGGCAATCAAATAATAAAGGAGAAAGCACATGAAGCCCTCCGCGGAAACCGTTCTCGCCTACCTGATCCGCAACGGCTGGACGCGCAATCGGACGCTGATGGAGCAATGCCCCACCGACACGCCGACCAAGCGCATCAGCGAACTGCACAAGGCCCGCCTGATCGTGAAGCGCCGATGCCCGACCGATCCGCGATACGTCGAATACCGCGCCAAGACGATGCCGGAAATCCTGATGGGAGGGAATCCATGAAGATCGAGAACCTGATCGAGACCGACGATACCCGCCGCGAACGGAAGCGCCTCACGCTCACGAAGTTGCAGTTCCTGTGCCTCGGCGTGGCGATCGCCGCGCTGGCCGGATCGCTCGACCCCTGGTGGAAGTCGCTCCACGTGGCCGTCCTGTTCCTCGTGTTGGCGCTGATCCTGGGGGCGTGCAAGGTCGGCTCGTGCCGGAGGCCTCGGAGGAGAGTGCGTCCCCACCGGCTGATCGCGCTGCCGAGGGCGTGAGATGAGCAACCGCCTGCCACTTAAGGACCGCCTCCGCGATCACCCGCTGATGGCGGAGCCGGAGTGCGACGAATGCCGCGAACTGTTGGGTGAGGAACCTTTCGAGTATGGCAACGATTGCATCTGCCGCGAGTGTCATATACGCCACGTTGATGAAGCGGAGGCGAAACTTGAAGGCGACCGATAAGGACCGCTGTATATCCTGCGGGCGCAAGTTCGATGAGGTCGTGTTCCGGTTCGACCAGTCGGACACATGCACCGTGTGTCAGCACTATGAATCAAGGGAGCATCGGGCTTCGTTAAGAGATGACCGGCGGGAATGGTGCCGGATAAACGGGAGGTGCTGGTGATGGTGGAGTTTCGGAAAGCGGAACGGAAGAAAGCAAAGCTGCGATGCGGAATCTCTGGACCCTCGGGGTCGGGGAAGACGTACTCCGCCCTCCTCCTGGCGTTCGGGCTTGGAGGAAGGGTTGCGGTGATCGACACGGAGAACGGTTCCGCCGATCTGTACGCCGATCTCGGGGAGTACGACGTTCTCCCGATCAAATCCCCCTTCACCACGGACAAGTACATCGAGGGGATCAAGGCGGCGGAGAAGGCCGGATACTCGACCATCATCATCGACTCCCTTTCCCATGCGTGGTCGGGGGAAGGCGGACTCCTCGACCAGCAGGGGAAAATCGCCGACAGCGGGAGGGGTAACTCCTACACAGCATGGCGGACGATTACCCCGAAGCACAACGCGCTTGTGGAGGCGATGCTGCAGAGCGGGTGTCACATCATCGCCACGGTGCGGTCGAAGACGGAGTACGTCATCGAGAAGAACGACAAAGGAAAGGATGCCCCGCGCAAAGTGGGGATGGCCCCGATTCAGCGCGAGGGGATGGAATACGAGTTCACGGTGTTCTTCGACCTGTCGATAGACCACACAGCTTCCACGTCGAAGGATCGCACCTCTCAATTCGATGGGGTGTATTTCAAACCCGTGATTGAAACGGGAGAGAAGATGCTGGCATGGCTCAACTCAGGGGCGGATGTACCACCTCCGGCGGAAACCGAACCCCCCCCCGAAGAAACCCCTGCGGATCCCGAAGCAATCACGGCGGCGCAGATCACGAAGATTCAGGCCATGTTCACATCCATCGGCATCAAGGACCGCGAGGAAAAGAGGGCGTGGGTTATCAAGGCACTCAAGTTGGAGAAACTGGAATCGATCAAGGACCTGAAAAGACATGAAGCGTCCAACCTGATCTCAGCCCTCGAAGACGAGGAATCGAAGAAGGGAGCCGCCGCATGAGTTTCACAAACCAAGTGGCAATCGACGGGAACCTCACGAAAGATGGAGAGTTCAAATTCTCCGATGGTGGTGTTGCCGTCCTAAAACTGAGTATTGCCCACAACACGAAGATCAAGGAGAAGGAGGAAGTGTCCTTTTTCGATGTGGTGGTCTTCGGGAAACATGCGGAGTACGTTGCGGACTTCGCGGTGAAGGGGGCCAACGCCACCGTGATCGGTAGGTTACAGCAGGACCGCTGGGAGAAAGAGGGCACGAAATATCAGCGCGTGAAGATCATCGCCAATCAATGCGTATTCGGAAGGGTGAAACCTTCGACGGCAACGCCTGCGGAGGCCACCCCCCCGGACGACGATATCCCGTTCTGATTGTGGCGCATCCCGAAAGGGAGACGACGCCACATGGCGGGGGGAGAGCGATCGGGCATCGCGCCAGCATCCCCCCGCCGCCCAAACTGAAAGGAGACTCCATGCTCAACGCCCACGTAACCAACATCCGCACCCGCAACCCCGTACTCCTCAAGTTTCTCGAATGGGCGGTCAAGCTGGCCGGCGCGGAAATGCGGTACTGGAAAAGCCGGCCGCGCAGGGAGAAGGTAAAGGGGGAGGTCGCCCCATAATGTCTTCCCTCCGCGCGCTCCGCCGCAAGTCCTGCGAGGGTAAGGTTGCTCATGCCTCCATGGGAGCGGCGTGGATCGTTGCAAGTAGAACGCGCGGGGAGATGAGGCCGTACCGCTGTAAGTTCTGCGGGCATTATCACGTCGGCCACGAACCGTCGAAGCAGCAGCGAAGGAGGCAGAACGGGCATGGCGCGTGAAGTGAAATTTGAGATCCCGCCTTCCGCGAACCCGGCGGAGTGCCGCGGCTGCAAGGCGCTCATCTACTGGATCAAGCCGAAGGAGAAGGCGATGCCGGTCAACCCGGACGGAACGAGCCACTTTTCGAACTGTCCGAAGGCGGCGGAGTTCAGGAGGAAGAAATGAGCAAGATCTACCTCGCGCACACGACCGTCTCGGCGGACCGCTCCGCCCAGGAGATCATCCGGGAGATCACGTCCCGCCATGCCACGCAGATCCGGCAGGACTACAACGGGGGCGGCGTGCTGACCGGCCTCCACTTCCTGATCCCGCTGCAGAACGGGAACACCCTACCGGTGACGCTGCCGGCGAGGATGGACGCGATGAAGAAGGTCCTGTACCGGGACCTCGGGCCCCGGCAGAAGCAGAAGATGTCCGAGGACGACATGGCCGACGCCGCGGCGAGGATCGTGTGGCGACAGCTGGCCGCCTGGGTGAAGGCGCAGATGGCGCTCGTCGACCTCGAAATGGTCCGCCCCGAAGAGGTGTTCCTTCCGTACATCCAGGTAGCGCCGAACAAGACGATGTTCCAGGCGATCCAGGAGGGCGGGTTCACGATGAAGGCGCTGAAGGGAAAGGAATGACCCGCGCCAGCGAGGAGCTGTTCGGATGATCCGCGTCTTCCCCCGCCTCACGAAATGGACGCCGACGGATGCGCTGGCCTTCGTCGGGGATCCTCCGCTGTTCCGTCCACCGGAGCAACCCGTGGCGGTCTCCGTCACGTTCGCCGGTGACATCCCCGAGGGAAAGCGGCTGCAGGGGGCCTGGTCATCGCACTACCCGGACGTGCGCCTGGGCGGTCCCGCCTTCGGGGATCCCGGCGGCGAGTTTACTCCCGGCCAGTTCCTCAAGCCCGGAGTCACCATAACCTCCCGCGGATGCCCCTGCTCCTGCCCGTGGTGCTTCGTTCCGGGGCGAGAGGGCAAGATCCGGGAGTACACCATCCAGCCTGGGTACATTGTGCAGGACAACAATCTCCTCGCCTGTTCCCGGGGGCACATCGAAGCGGTCTTCGAGATGCTGAAGCATCAGGATGCCGCCGCGATTTTCTCCGGGGGCCTCGACGTCAGGCTCCTTCGCCCGTGGCATCGCGCGCTGATTGACAACATTCGAGTCAATGAACTGTGGTTCGCCTGCGATTCCGCCCTGGTGGTGCCTCACCTTCGGAAGGCAGCGGAACTCCTCGAGGGGATACCGATCCGGAAACGCCGGTGCTACGTGATGATCGGATTCTCGCAATTCTTTCGAGGGGAATCTATCGTGGACGCGGAGCGGCGCCTTGAGGCCGTGTACGAGATGGGCTTTCTCCCCTTCAGCCAACTCTATCGGGGTCCGGGGGAGCGGAAATACGATCGTGAATGGAAGGCCCTGAACAAGAAGTGGAGTCGGCCGGCAGCGTACCGGACCGATCGGGTAGCCCGATGAACTCCGCCGTCGCCCGCATCGCCGCCCGGTGGATCACGCCCGAGGAATTATCGAGGGTCTATGGCGGGAAATTTGAGCCGAAGGCACTCGCTTATTTTGCAAAGTCCGGGCAGATTCCATGCGCGAGATTGAACAGTACCTCCTTCCGATTCTGCCGGGATGACATATGGTCGCATGATTTCCAGAAAGCACTCTTTGAGGCAAGCGATCCTCGCCTTAGAACCACGCTTGCCACAAGGATGAAGCGGATGGATTCACAAACGGGAGAGTTGATATGTAGAGCTTGCGGCACGAAGGAATGTGAACCCGGCAGGTCTCCTGCGTTTTCTTTCCCATACCATCATGTCGTACCGCTCCAATTCGGCGGAGCAGACGATAGGAAAAACCTCGTTCTCCTATGCCGAAAATGCCACAAGAGCGCCCACGTCCAATTTCCAAAGGGACCGGAGGGAGAGGTGGGCGAGGGAGAATACCTCAAAATCGTTGCAGGAAGAACTGAATGATCCAGCCTTCGCCTGCGCCCCTCGGGGCCAGTATCTCTCCCCTGAGGTTGACTCCGGGGGGCCAGGCGAAGTACCCTCCCTCGGGAAATACCTCGGGGGAGGGCCTGTCCATGGTCGGAGTCATCCGCGGCGTGAAGAAGTGTGCGTGCGGCGGCAAGTGGGAAGTCATCCGTTCCGAAGCTACCAACGATCAGATTGATTTGCGGTGCAAGTGCGGCCAGCGCCCGCGGCACGTCTTCATCGACGCGAGGCCCTGGGGGGATCGGATCCGCAAGGACCCGAAGACCGACAAGAAATGGGACTCGTACAACGCCGCATGGAAGTTCCTCGTCCGCATGAACGACGAGAAGGACGCCCACACGTTCGACCGCAGCCGGTATGTTCCCGCGAAGATGAAGGAGATGACGGTCGCCACGGAAGCGGCGAAGTGGATCGCCTCCATCGACCGCGTGAAGTACCGGTCCCGGCACGAATCCTCGTCCAACGCGATAAAGTATTTCTTGCCGGAGATCGGCCGGATGGACGTCCGCGACGTCCGCAAGGGGCACCTCGTCGCCATGCGGGACAAGTGGCTGGCCATCCCCCGGGACCCCTCCTCCGTGAAGACGTACCTCGGCCGGGTGATCGCGTTCCTGCGATGGCTCGAGGAGCGGGAGATCGTCGCGTCGGTCCCGAAGATGCCGAAGGTGGAGATCCCGTACAAGAAGCGCCCGTGGATCAACCGGGATGGGCAGGAGAGAATCCTCAATAAAATCGCCGCGCGCCACCGCCTTATCTTCGAGCTCCTGATCGAGCAGGGCATCCGCCAGGGGGAGGCGTGCGGCCTGCTGGTGAGGGACATCGCCGACGGGGAGGTCGTCATCGAGCGCGCGCTGGACTCCGCCGGGAACGAGAAGGGGGTGAAGAAATCCAGGGACGGCGAGGTGATCGCACGATACCTGCCCGTGTCCCGGGAGTTGTATGCGAAACTGGAAGCCCACGCCCGGGGGAGATTCGGCGCGGAGCCGCTGTTTCGGAACCGCTACGGGAACGCGTACCGGTCGAAGGGCCTGTGGCTGATCTGGCACGAGGCGTCGATCGCCGCAGGGTTGCCGATCTCCCCCCGGGAAGGTACCCGGCACTCGAAGGCGTCGCAGATGAGGAAGCGGATCGAGATGGCGAATGCGATATCAACGCAGCTAGGGAACACACCGGCCGTCGCGATGGCGAAGTACGCACGTCCACGGGAGGAGGAGGTCAGGTGAAGGTAACTCGTACAAATAGAGGATTTGAATTGATCGAGTTTAACGACAGGAATAGAGAGCCATGTTCTCTACAACAGTCAAGCCTTGCAGAATATGAACCTCCGGGATCGTCGGCAATATGGTTCGGCACCCACAAAGACAGGATGCACCTAACGGTGGAACAGTTGAAAGAGATCATGCCGCACCTTCAATCATGGATTGATACCGGATCATTCCGCCTCGCGTTGAGCACCCCCTCCCCTCCGGGCGGGGGAAAGGAGGAATTGTGACCGAGGAAGAGTGGAAAGAGTTCGATACCCCCGAGGGATTCTGGAAGAAGATGGTTGAGGTCGCTCATCGGCCAGAATATAAAAACAACCGACGGCATGAGGCTACACGGTGGGCGGGCGCGGAGATGGCATGGCTGCGGGCCATTCTCGACATGACCGAAACGTGCCTGCAATCAATGGTTATTAAGGCGTCCGATACTAACGACTACGCACGGAATATGCAAAAGGGGCTTTCGGAGGAACGCCGCCGCGCCAGAGGTGGGGGAAAGGAGGAGGGATGAGTTACACGACGGTCAAGGCCATTTGGCCCGGAGAAAAGGTAGAAGATTTGGAGGAACTGCGAAACTCACATGGTTCCGCCCCCTTGATATGGAATGCCCTCTGCATGAGATACCTTGGACTAGAAAGTTATTACTACATGAGTTCCGACCTTGACCGCCTGTGGGCGAAATGGAAGGACCTGTCCATTCCCGAAGCGATTCGCGCTGTATTAATGATGACGTTCGACCATGCGTATATAGCCAAAAAGGATTACCAGCGGGCAGCGGGCGATATACGGACATTTCTAAAAGAATTTCCGGTTCCATCGAATCGCGTAAACCATTGGCCGGCCATAGCCTGTATTTTGGAAAAGGCCGATGCTCCCGCCATCGGGTTCCAACATACTTCAGTTTCGGAAGATCCTTGGCAGGGACCTTGGAACGAGGAAAAAGAAGAACACGAACCGCTGGACTGGAGCAAGGCGTACAGCATCTACGATGATCTTTACGAACTGAAGGAAGCGTCCAGAGTGTCCAAATAGTGTCCAAGCGGGTGAAGCGTACCCGCAAGGTATCTGGAAGCAAAAGGTAATTCGTTACCAGGACATTCGACGGAGACACGTCCCGGTGGGCTGTAAGTGGCCGGAATCATTGAGACGAGGGCGGAGAAGATGTCCCGGGGAAGTGTCCATAAAGTGTCCAAAAGGATGGATCCCATGCCATGCTCATTGCCCGACCGCCATAATCGCCCCACAATCGACGATCTCCCCATGGAACCCGGCCCTCAAGCCCGAGGTCGAAAAAGGGTCCGATCGCCCCACACGGCCAGGATGCGGCGGCGTGGCATAGGCTGTCGATCAAAGGGAGCCTCCGACCCTCAAACGCACCGGTCCATCCGATCCCTCTCTCCGACCATCCGCACGAACTTCTTCGCCATCGCGCCCGAGAACTGCGTCCCGCTGACGCGCAGGACCTCGTCCATCGTCTCCTTCACGGACAGCGCCCTCCGGTACGGCCGATTGGACGTCATCGCGTCGAACACGTCCGCCAGGGAGATGATCCGCGCGTGGAGCGGGATCTGGTCCCCCTTCAGCCCGTCCGGGTACCCGCCGCCGTTGTGCCATTCGTGGTGGGCCCGCACCACGGGGATGTACTGGTGCAGGAGCGGAGCCATCCACAGGATGTCAGCGCCGGTCACCGGGTGCTCCCGCATCTTCTCTTCCTGCCGGGCGTTCAGCGGGCCTTTCTTATGGAGGATGGCGTCGGATATGTTCACCTTCCCGATGTCGTGGAGGAGCGCCGCCCGCTCCAGCTGCAGAATCTCCTCCTCGCCGACCCCGAGAAACCTCGCGAACTCGCACGACATCCGCGACACCCGCGCGGCGTGACCGAGCGTGTACGTGTCCCGCGCGTCCAGGAGAGCGGCGATGAGGCGGACCATGCTGCGGGTCGCCTCTTCCAGCTCGGCGCGGCATTCCCGTTCGGCGTCCTCGGTCATCTTGGTAGGCGATAATCCGTTTCTCTGTTATCGCGGCGCCGAATGTCCTCCATGTTTTTATCCGAGATCTCCTGATAGGCGTCGATCTTTCCCTTCCGGTAGAAGACGATTCCGCCGATGACAAGTCCCACGAGGAACGCCAGGATCAAGTAGGACACGCTGTACTCTTCCATCAGAAACGGTAATCCACAATGGCCGCTCCGCCGAAATCCGCCCCGGATCGGTCGTCTCTCTTCCCGTAACCGCGCACCTCCACGGTGACCGGTCCGACCCGGAGGGGCCTCGCGTAGATCTCGCCGAGCACCAGCCCCCCGGTCCCCATCCCCGCACGGACCCCGAATTCCTTCTGGACGGCGAAGAAGGGGGGCGTGGCAGGCTTGTATTCGATCGACCCCACTCCTACCCCGTCCACGTTGCGGAGGATGGCCGACGCGGTACCGCCGGCCGGCGAGGGGGGGATCTTCGCCGAGGCGACCACATGGGCCGTATTATCAGCCATCGTCGCCGGCGTCAGGGCGCCCGGGAGTTTTTCGATGTACTTTATCTTTTCGATCGTGCGGATCCTTTCCGGCCCCGGTATGAGGACCCGCTCGATTCTTTCCACGACGCGGGACTCCTGCGCCTGCTGCGCCGGTTGCGGGGCGTTCGTCCACGGCTTGAGAGAGTCGGGGGCAAACCGCAGATAGGCAATGGCCAACAGACCAATAAACACAAGGAGCACGATATTGTTCGAAAGGGCAGCAGACCCGATCTTTTTCCAATCCATCTACCTATCCTCTCCTATGTCGCTTCCTTGGGCTTGTCGGCGCGCGGCTCCGGTTGTTTCCCTTGCTCCGAGTTGTACTTGGAGTTCGTGATATACCCGGCTGTCAATTTTCCTAGACATAGCGCTACGAGAGCGAAGATTATTCCCGTATTGGCTGTCCACCAGTCCGGCGTCGGGAACATTGGAACGGTGATGTACCTCTTCAGCGGGTCGTCCCACACCCGCCACACGAACATCTTCTCGACCCATCCCATCAGGACCGTAGATGCGAGCATCATCCCGACCCACGTGCCGAGGTACTGATCGAAGTCCCGGAGGAACTTCTCGAACCAATCTTTTTTCGGCGCAGGAGCAGTCCCGCTCAAAGCCTCTTCCCGACGTCCTTGATGGTGCCGGCAACCTCTTCCGCCGTTGCCTTGATGATCCCGACCTTCCGCAGAAGGCTTTCCTTGTGCTTGCCTCCCACGAAGAATCCCACGACGAACCCGACGACCAGCGCTACGATTACCAGAGCGAATACCGTTGCTGTGCTCATTTGTTGCCTCCTTCTTTTAATATGGGTCCATCAGCGTCCATAAGATCACCACAAGGGCCAGCAACAGGAACGCGGTATTAGTGTCCATCTGCGGCCCTCACAGGAATGTTTTTAGCGCGTCGTAGCAGCGATTCACCGTGCCGCGCCGCGCCGCTTTCGGTGTGGCGATGTTGTGCTTCTCGATCCGCAGCGCCACGTAATGCGATGCGTCCAGGTACGGCTTCGCCTGATTGAACGACTCCACGGACAGGCCGAGGGCGGCGAACAGATCCACCAGGTGCGCCGCGACCTTCGGAGCCTCCGGCAGCATTACCTCCACGTCGTCCAAGCCAAGGTTTACGCAGCTGTCGAAGACGACGCAGTCCAGCGGATAGGAGAGCCGGTCGCACCCGGCCGGGATCCAGTAATCGGAGAAGTAGATGTCGGCGATCGCGTCGTCGGAGAGGCTGCGGGCGAGAATCTTCTCCTTAAGCTTCGGGTATTGCTTCGCGGAGATCCCTTTCCACGTGGGACCGCCGGAGTCGATCGTGAAGCCTCCCTCCCACCGGAGCGTGAACGGCAGCGCCTTCGTGATGAAGTTCTCCCGCATCACTTCCTCCCCTTCAGCGTCTCGACCCTGGACCGCAGCTTCCGGATCTCCACCAGCGCGTCCTCCAGGATGCAGTACACTGGTTCCTCGGCCTTCTTCGCTTTCAGCCGATCCTGCAACGCCTTCACCCGCTCGAGAATGTCGATGCGATTCTTTCTCCCCGCCACGCCGCACGGAAGGTTTTTATTGCAGAAGGGACACACGTCGTATCTGGGAGGGGCATACCCGGGAGGCAGATACTTCGGTTGTGCCGCGCCGTCGTACCCACGTAGGCTTTCCTCCGCCTTCCTCAGCTGCATGATTTCGACCGCGACTTCTCCAACGATGGCGATAAGGGAATCCTTCGCCTTCTTTTGGCGTAGGCGGCCCTGAAAACTCACGATCCGCGAAAGGATGTCCTTATTGCTTTTTTTCGGCGGAACGCTGCAGGGAATCCCCTTCTTGCAGGACGGGCATACGATCACGGTCGCTTCCGTCTTCCTGGGTTTGTCGGCCACGTTGCCTCCTCTTGGATCAGTCTCTCCGCGTCAATCCTCCCGAAATGAAAACGCCCCAGAAGGGGCGTGGTGGAAACAGCAGGGGCGCATCTATCCTTCCTGTCGGGCGGGGATCAGTTCAGGACCCTCCAGCAAGTATCGTCTGTAATACAAGTGGCCTTATAGACCGTGTTGTCCACCGTGTTGATGTACTCCTGCCCACGATAAACGGGGGTTGTACTCGGGGCAACCGCGCCGGTCAGTGGCAAATAGGAATCAACGTCCCATGCCGAGGATGACCCCCGCTCTCTGGCAATGAAGGCGACGTTATCCGCGGTGTCGATAACCACTTCCCCCTTGAAGAACGACGTGAGGTTCCCGGTGGGGTTCCCCGAATATGTCCTGCGCCCATAGGGGGAGAAGTTCCCGAGGTGAACCACGTTGTCATTTGCCCAAACAAATTGATTGACTGTTTTATTCGTCCCCACCGTTGTCGTCGGGCTGACGAAGTTATTTGTCCCGACGGTTAACTTTGTAAGTGGTAAATAGGATGCGTTCGTTCCTAAAATGCGGGAACTGGCGTTGGATGCGATTATCATCTGGTTCCCGTCCATAAACAGGTTCGATCTGATCGTTGACGGATGTGTAGCATCCACCCCCGTGTCGGCGAGCCATTGGTAGTATCCGGAGAGGACGTTGTTTGTGATCGAGGCAGTTCCGACGAAAGAAGTGTTGACGGTTCCCGCGTACCAGTTGTACCCCGCCAGATCGGCCCTACCAAAACCCCATCCGTAAGATTGACCCGTCCCGACCCAAGTGTTCCCGTCGATGACTAGGTTCTTTATGTTCCCCATGAAATAAGCGATATCGGTTTGTTCTATGTAATTGCCCTTTATAATCAGATTCTCTATCCCGTCATGCCCAACCCCGTCTCTCCCCATAATCAACCATGCATTATTTCCTAAGAACGTGTTGCCTTCTACGAGCACCTTCTTGATCCGGACGCCATTCTGCGTCGTGTGGGCATCGTTCGGCCTACCACCGAAATATAGTCCGTACTTAGTTTTCGCCACGTTCCCCGTAACGGTAACGGAGTCCACGAACATCGTGTCGTCATCTTCATTCCCTAGAAATAGAAAAGACCCAAGAAGGCCATAGACCGTGTTCCCGGAGATGGTCGCACTACCGATGCACCCGTTGTCGTTGTACCGGGCCGCCAGTTGGATCGCGGCGGAGGTATTAACGTACGGAAGATTCATGACGTTCCCGGTGATTGAAATGTTCGTCATCGCGCCGTTTAACTTGATCGCCTCTCGCGTAGTCGTGGAGGTTGGGCCGTAGAACGTATTCCCAGTGATGGCGAGTTCCTGATCCGTCTCCGTGTTGTAATCCCCGCTGTTCCCGAAATAAATCGAATGGTCCCTGTAATCTCCGAAAATGTTGCCAGAGATAACCATATGCTGCGACCCGGCGGAGAGGAAAGATCCGGCCGAGTTGTCGAACGTGTTGCCGATGATCTTGATATCCGGGTACACAGTATTGGTGGCAAAATCGACGTAGTAGATATAGGATTGCCCCTGCACTCCCGGATAAACCGAAGAGAGAGGCCCACCGCCGTCGAAGACAATACCCGTGACGATGTTGTTTCCGTAGAGAGAAAAGACGCTGTTGGTCAGGGCATCTGTATTGTCGTATTTGAACCTGCGGTGGATTACCCCGCCAAGCCCCACAAGGTTTACGTTGTTTCCAATGACGATGGCACCGGATTCCATCGTGTAGTGACCCGGAGGGAATATGATGTTGCCACCTGTCGTATAAACGGCGGCGGCGGCGGCGCGGATAGAGGCGGCCACGTCAATCGTGTTGTCTGCTTGCCATGCGGCCAACGTGGGCCGCCCCGATTGCCCATCCATGTACGCCCGAACGTCCACCCACGCGGTCAGCGCATCGTAGACGGAGAGATCACCCATAAGGGTCAATGGGATATTGAACCCCGAGATTGTCCCCGTGCTGTTCCCGGTGATATTCTTCGCCCGCCAATTAAGATAATCACCTGACGATATCCGCGGGAGAAGGGAAAGAAAGAACACATACGCCAATAGAAGCGCAAATCGCCTCTTCATGATGCCTCCGTATCGGTGCCTATTGGATATAGTTGGTTCCTGCACCGCCTGGGATGATGCCCAGATTCCCTGGTGTGGCAGGGGTCAGATAATTTGTTATCTTCTTGTAGGTCACTACGATGTACGGCCTAAACTCCTCCGCTCCATCCATCGACGCGAAGATGCGGTTGGTGTCTGCCGCCCCATCCTGCCCGCCGTCAAACGCAATGTAGAGTGGTGAGGCATTTGCACAGGCCCACGACGCCATGCTCTTGATATCCCACGATACCCAACCGGGAACGAGCGACACCTCCGTAACAGATTCATACGGTTGCAGAGTGTTGTCGAAGGTCGCCCACGTCACGGTTGATATATCCTGTGGGCCAACGCGATAGGCGTACACCCGCATCGGATCAGTGCCGCCCGATCCTTCGTGGCCGCTCATGTACATGTAGAGCCATGCGGATGCGACGCTAACGTTGTCGGGAGGCGTGAAAGATACGTTGTCCAGGGTGCGGTTAGCGACGGTGCCGAAGGGCCATTGGTAGACTTCCACATAAGTATTCGATGAGGCGTTGTTGTCCGTCGACCCGCTGTTGATGAACGTATCCTCAATCGCCGTGATCGTGGCGTTTGTCTGCCCTGTTGAGGCGGCGGGCGCTACATATTGAGTCAATACCTGGTTGTCCGTATTCGGCGGGGTGTCGCTATCGGCTACCTGTGCGGTAAATTCGACCGTTCCCGAGGTTGTATACTCTCCCGTCAGTTCGCCACTCGATGACAAATATCGTCCGCTAGGGAGTGACCCTGCGACCACACTCCACGTATGAGGAGTTACACCGCCGGTTGATGCCAGGGTTTGCGGTGTACTTGTTCCTACCGCTCCGTCGGATAGCGTCGTCGTTGTTACCTCAAGCGTGGGCGGACCGGGATCCGGCTCCACCGTGAAGTTGAACGTTCGCGGCGTCATCGCGTTCCCGTTCAGGTCGGACCCGGTGATGACCTCGGACCACGCCTCCTCGTAGGAAAGCGACAGCGGCGTGCGGGTGATCGTGTACGCCGCGCTGGTGCCTGAGCACGTCAGCCCGGCATCGCAGGAGCCGCAGGAGGCACAGCCCTTTCCGTCAACGTCCAGGGTGGTGATGTCCGCGCCGTCTCCCGTGTCCCCGAATCGGAACGATGCCGAGGTGGTACCCTGCGCCACACCCGTCGCGCCATCGCCTGGGGAGAACGTGTCCACGTACGGCGGCGTTTGGTCGCTTTCTGCCCCGAAGTTCGTGGTCTGGATTTTTACATAGTCGAAGTAGATGTACATTGTTTGAGAGGTGTTATAGCCGGCCGCCCCGCCCCATACGGGGGTGAAAGAAAACAGCCGCCACGGAAGGCCGGAATCCGTGTATTTAACGTCCGTGCGGCGCGTTCGGAGCACATCATCAACCCACATCTCGAAGACGCCATCGCTATTCCCTGCGGTGTTAACCTTCGCATGGACGACGACCTTGTACCAAACGCCCTTCGATGCCGTGAAATCATTACCTTGGTTCTGGTAGTAGTAGGCACCCGAGCCTTGAACGGCCATATTGAGTTTTTGCCACCGCAACGCCAGCACCCAATTCTCGGAACCGCCCGTGTCCCATACGTATAACTGCTTGTCAATCCCGGAGGGATTCCACTCCCAATTCGATGACAGTTTGAAGTAATACTGGAAATAAAGTTCGGACTCTCCGGTGAAACTTACACTCATGTACTCCGGCGTGTTTCCGCTGGCGAATCCTGCGGGATAAGTGATCCGAGCAGCGTTCGTCTGGTCGGGGGTGGTGGTGTCGGTGATGACGGTTGCATTTCCAAGCACGGCTGAAAATGGAGCCAGCGTGTCGAAATGGTGCGACAAAGGCAAGGTTGTCGCCGATCCATGAACAACAATCGGAAGAAGAATGAGAAGGAAGACGGCAAGTAGTTTTTTCATGGTGCCACCCTCACGGCGATGCGCAGAGCCAGCGTTTCATGGAACCTCCGGGAAATGAAAAGGGCCTCGAAAAGAGGCCCCGGCGGAGTCGGATATCAGGTCAGGCTATGCGCCGGTCGTCTTCCAGCCCCAGTCCACCTGCAGGGTGTCGTTCGCGGTTTTGGGGACGTTCGGCGCCACCAGCGCATGGGCGATGAAGGATGATACCTGCGTCCGCATGCCGATCTCGCCGATGCTGCCGTTCGTCGCCGCGCCTGCCGCCCACAGGAAGCGCCAGACGGTCCACTCCCCCGCGCCGGTCCCGAAGGAATCGACGCGCGTCGGATAGGCCGCCGAGATGGCCTGAGATGACGCGTTGATGAGCGTCCCGAGCCCCGTATCCGCTTTCGCCGGAGCCGTCGTGTTGACGCCGAGCTCCGCGTACATGGACCGCGTATCCCCGACGATGGAACTGGCGAGGTACTGCGCTACCCACATGTCGCCGATGGAGGTGACAAGGTTATGGAACCCGCCCTCCTGCTTGACCCGGCCTGCCTCATCCATTAGCTTGTAATGGACGTACCCTTCGATGCCGATCCGCTCGATCGGCGGGCCGCCCCCGGGCCGGATCACGCCGACTTCCACCAGTTTCCGATTCAGTTCCGTGAAGAATTCGCCCATCTTCGCCACCTCCCTTTATCAGACGAGTTTGAACAGCGTTTCCCGGCGGACGTAATTGAAGGAGCCGGACCGTCCCGCCCCCTGGAAGGCGCCCGGCCCGAGCTGATGACTTCCGGCGATGGTCTGCCAATCGTAGGTGTAGATCCCCGTCGCCGTGCCGCTCACCAGGTTCGTGATCGACTGGACGACCGTCGAGGACGAATCGAAGATCTTCCCCCACGTGGAGGTCGGATCGAACGCGACTCCCGAATTGTCCTTGAAGGTGACGACGAACCGGATCGTGTCGCCGAGCGTGTAGTCGATCATAATTTATACGCCTCCAGGGTGATAAAGGGCATGGCGACATCGACGGAGCAGAACGGCTCCGCCGCCTCGATCCGGATCAGCCGCTGCAGCGACAGCGCGATCATGAGCCATGCGATGGTCGCCGTCGCCTGCACGCGGGCGTCCGTGATCCCGAGGGCTTCCGTGATGATCCTTGTGTACGCGATGCCCTCCGTTACAAACGCGGCGAGATTGGAATCCGTCAGCCCCAACGTATCGGCGATTTCCCGGATCATCGCGACGGCCCGGTTTGCGGTGTCCTCGATGCCGAGCGACTCGGACAGGATCCTGGAATGGTCGCTCGCCTTGTCTGTGGCGTCCGTGACCCCGAGATTCTCAGAGAGGAACCGCACGACCGACTGGTACCGATCCGCCGAGTCCGTGATGCCGAGCGACTCCGTCACCGTTCGGTAGATCAGGACGAACAGGGATTGCGAGAGCGCGTCCGAGATCCCCACCGTATCGCTTGCCGTCCGGAAATGCCCCTGCGTCCGGAAGATCGAATCCGAGACGCCAAGCGGATCCGACAGGAACCGGGTGAACGCGGCCTGAATTACCCGCTCATCCGTGACGCCGAGGGTATCCCGTACCTCCCGGGAGAAGGCTGCATATCGGGAGACGGAGTCCGTCACGCCGACGGAGTCCGCGATATACCGGTTGATGTAGACGGACATCGTGACCGCGAGCGCGTCCGTTACGCCAATCGTCTCCGAGAGGAACCGGAACAACCCTCTCACGGCGACCGCCGCGTCAGTGATGCCGATCTCGTCCGACAGGAACCGCCCGTGCGCGGACGCCTTGCTCAATGCATCCGCAAGGCCAACGGCGTCGGAGACGTCCCGGTTCGAACCGTGTACGCGGGTAGCCGAATCCGTCAGCCCTATCGCATCGGAGATCCTTCGTCCCGATCCGACCGACCGCGCAATGGAGTCCACAATGCCGACGGTGTCGGATGCGACTCTCGTGTAAGCCGTACCGCCCGCCGCCGCATAGACGGCATATATCCCCAGGTCGTGGGTTTGTCCGGTGGCGTAAGTATCCCACTCGGCGGGAGTGTCCCACGTCGGATACGTACCACGGTTATCGACCACCGTCACGCCGCCCGTAGCTATATAATCTATATCGTGGTTATAATCATCCGTGATAATGGCAAGCCAGTAAATATTTCCGCCAGTCAGTTGCGGCTTCGTGCCGTAGATATGGGATCGCTTCTCTACGTCTCCTGCTCCCCAAGATAATTCTCCGGAATCCGAGTTTTCTACCAGCGAGTCCGGATTACCGTTTGCGGCATCGTCGGTGAATATCCCTAACTTCACATAGGCGTTTCCAACCGCTCCAGACCATAATCCGATCTCGGATATCTCTATTACTCCAGACCCCGGACAGGTGAACTTCTGGGCGATATTATCGTCGGAGGAATAATAAATCGTCCCCGTTCCGTGCCGCGCAACTGGAGAGGATGTCAGGAATCCGTTCGCCATCTACTTCTCCCGCTGGCTGAAATTAAAAAAGGCCGCGCGAGGCGGCCTTTCGGTGAGGTGGCAATCCTTTATTTATCGATCGTGGTTCGGCATCGCCCTGTCGCCCCGCGAGGGGGGAGGATTGTTGTTCTCCCGGTCGATGATATCTTGGATTGTTTCCTGGGCAAACGGCACGTTGTCTGTGACCGTCACGCCGTAGTATCCCTGATCCTCTTCCCCCTCCCCGGGGCCATCGTATCCGCCGCAGCCGGAAAGCAGGATCAGTGCGATGGCAAAGCAAAGGTTTCTCATGGGATCGATCCTGACTCCATCCTCCCTTATTGTCAACGATAATCAGATCCAGTCCATGAATTCCGAGGCGCCAGCGATCGAAGAGACTCTATACCATCGATATTGGTCCATTTCCAGCGTGACGGAGCTGGCGATATACGAATGGTTCTTCGGCAGGAAATACGTCATGGTCTCACCGAATACCGATGGCCGACCCCCATAAAAACCAGGAGAATATTCACCGGTGGAAACATCGGTCGCATCGGAAAAGAATCGCTGCGGTGCCAGCATCGACCCGACAAACGAAACGCCGAAGACCGGATTGACCAGGGAGTTTCCGGTAGAGGGATCAGTACTGTAGGCGATTAAGACCCGGCCATCCGAATCCCCCGCCGCCCTTACCGATGTTAAATAATATGCCGTCGAGCTCACATGGTAGGTATTTGTCTCCGAGAACATGCTCCCCTGCAGGTACCAGGCTCCGTTTGGCCCTCCAGCGGAGAACGTAAAAACATATTGCTTCAGCCTGCTCCCGGATGACGTGTTGTGTATCCCGCTCACGATGAGCCCGCCGACGGACCCCGTACTGAACGGCGACATGTGATAGTCGAAATTCAATGCAACGGGTGCCTGCCTGAGACTTGAAACGGCGCAGAAGGAATTGACGGCTCCTGGAGCCAGGTTGCTCGAAAGCGGCATCCACACGAACTGACTGGTGGTGGCATTGAGCCCGAAGACCGCCATCTTCCCGGTCGGCCCGCACCAGGGCGTGGCATATCTCAAATTTTCGGAAGCGATATTCGTCAGGGAAACGATATACGTTAATTCCGGCGTCAGGATCGCCCCGGCCCGTATGTTCATCCCCTCGTCTGAGAAGAAGACGAACAGATTGCCCCCGGAAGAAGGCATCAGGTACGGAATGGCGTTGTTTGCCAGCCCCGCGCTAATTACGAGCGTTTTGGTCACCTTGTTTCCCAATATTTGATTGACGCGAAAGCAGGTCCCCACGGAGAAGTAAAGATCCTGCACCGCAATATATTTCGCGGTTCCTAAGGAAACGCCTTCCATCCAACTCGAAATAATATTCCTGTCTCCCGAGTCCGTTATCGTGACGTTTGCATTGACGAGCCTTTTACGCCAGTTCTGCCACTCGTGCTCCGGCGTCCCGAACACCTGCAGGCTTCCTATCCACGCCTTCGCGCTCTCGTTCCCGAAATCGGACACCGCGTGGATGGCGATGTTGTTCCACCCCGGCTCTACGGGCGACAGATATCCGACCGTATTGACCCCGGAGAAGCCGAGCCGCATCTGCTGGCCCCGGGCGGCGTTCGAATAATAGACGTTCCAGTGATCCACGGCGAGATACGCCGAATCGACCGCGTGGATCTGGTACTTGATGACGGGCGTGACCGTTCCGTCGGAGAGCGTCCGCGAATACTCCCACAGCGTCGCCGAGGAGACGTTCGGCGGCCAGTAGGACCGCTTCGGGAAGAACGACGGGTTGCGGGAGATCATCGGCCCCTGGATCCAGTCGTCCACGTACGCCGACGGGTCGTGCTCGATCGCGGAGATCGCCAGCTTGTCGTCCTTGGCGAACGAGATCCCTAAGACCCGGAACAGCTTCTGCGACCACGCGGCGGCGGGATGCGTCACGTCGACGACGTCCCCCGCCTCCACTCCGATGGCGTTGTGGTTCGTCTCGAACTCGATGAAGTTAACGAGATTCGCCAGGTTCGCGTAGCTGTACGACGTCGCCATCGCCTCGTCGCGGGCGTTCACCCCCGGCATGTCCAGCACGTGCTCGATCTCCATCCCGGGATCCACGCTTCGGACGTCGAACGACGCCTCCGCCGGGGTGAAGTTGTTCAGGGCGTCGAGGTATTTCAGCGTCACCCTGGTCGGTATTTCCTTGATCGAGGGCTGATGCATCCGGAAGGACCCTGCGACGATGTTGTCGTCGTCGAACGAATAGACCGACCCTTCCGCCTTGTCCGCCCGGATGCCGTACTTGCCGTTCGCGTAGACCAAAAACCCCCGGTAGTGGTTCTGGATGTTCTTGATCGCGTCCATGACCTTTTCCGGCTCGAACAGCGGGTAATTCGTCGAGAACCGCGCGCGGGTGTTGACCCGGTACCAGACCTCCACCGGCTGATTGTCGTACCACTCGTGCGCCCCGAAGGAGACGTTCAACTCCCCCGTGCCGTAATTGAACGTCCCGGCGCCGCCCTGCGTGGAGTACAGAGTTACGACGCCATCCGTCACCGTGCCTGTCTCCACCAGCGTCTCCGGCGTGGAGACGACGGACATGCTCCGGGCGACGCTCTGGTACTTGGTCCGGTAGGAGAACTCCCAGTCGGCGTACCATTTCGCGTTCCAGGAAAAGACCTCCTGGTACTGGTCCGCATATTCGGTGCTGTAGATCGGCGGCCGGTTGACGGCCAACGCGCCGGTTAAATAGTTCACCGATCCGACCTGCGCCGCCCCCGCCCCCAGGATCCTTCCGAACTCGGAGATCATCCCGCTGCGGGGGGAGTCGTAGTAGGCCGACCCGAGGTTACTGACAAAGGACAGCGAGCCCGGCTTGATCGGCACCTTGTCGAGTGCGAATTGATGGAGCGAGGTGATGGTCCACGCCCCGTCCTCCCCGAATCCCGGCGAAGCGTTCGCCGGGACCTGCACGGCCCGGCTGTAATACTTCGGCCGCTGCGCGGACATGTCGACGATCTCGACGGTCGACCGGCTGCCCGGGGAGATCGCCCCGGTCGCGTACAGGTGCGCGGACGTGAGATCCGAGACGTTCAGGTTCGCCGAGGCGATCCCCATGCCGTACTGCTTGTTCGTCAGGAGATCCGCCACCTGGAGCGGCCCGGACTGCGTCCACTTCACGATCCCCGGGGAGTCCGCGTCCGTCCAGTCGGGGACCTGCTTCCCGCGGATCGTCCAGGTGACGTTCGGGACCGACTGGTAGATGTCCGGGTTGTAGAAGAACTCGACCATCGCCACGGCGGTCAGCGGGAACGTTTCGCTGGCGATGTCGTACAGGTTGTGGACCGTCGTCACGTGGGAGAACGGCGCCTGCGAGTTCGTGCCAGTATGGAACTCCGAATAGAAGGCGTTGTAGAACTGGGTTCTCAGCTGCCCGGAGCGGGCGTCCCACACCTTCGTATCGTTGAAGAACATCTCCTCGTATGCGTCGATCGGACCTTCGGAGAGTCCGTAGACCACGAACAGCTTGTTGCGGGGAGGGTTGAAGTCATTTGCGGCCTTCCCCTCCGTGGACATCCACAGCACGTTCCCGCCGACCCGCTGCCGTCCGTAGATCACCGGGATCGGACGCTCCGTGGTCCGGGTATTCATCCGCAGGCCCATCATCGCGGACTTCATCCGCGCCATCGCTTCCTTCTTTAAGGCCTGCTGCGTGATGACCCCGCCGCCCATCATGAGCGGAAGCCCGATGTACGGGAAGCCGGCGATGCTTAAAACCGCCCCTGCGAGGGACAGGAGTGCCCCGCCTTCCTTACCCAAGGCGCACCCCGGCCAGGAACTGCCCGTCCCGCAGGAAATCCCTGAACCGCAGCAGGGCGATCCTTCCCTTCATGTGCGTGTATCCCCTCTCCTTGCCCGCGTGGATCACAATGGCGACCCCGTGCTGGACGGACGAGAACAGGAGAACATCCCCCTCCCGCGTCTCGTTCAGATCGCGCAGGCGTTTCTTGTATCCCCGGCCCTGCAGGTACGAAACGATCATTCCGAAGCAGTCCGGACCGGCCTTGGCCGCCTCGAGGACCTCCCGCATCAGGCCCCCTTCGGGGGATTCTTGCCCCACCATATCTCCTTGTCCTGCAGCATCGGCAGCCAGCGGAACCCCCGGAACCGGTTGACGTTCGACAACTCCTGGCAGCGCTCCCAGGTCTTGTTGCATAACGAGGCCGCTCCCGTGTACTGGCATCCCGGCGTACCGGACTTGAACTTCCACTGGCAGGTGCCGGCGAACGTGCTCCGCGGAACCGGCATATCCCATTTCACGAACTCGTTCTTGATCCCCAGGGAGACGTCGGCGGAATCGTACCCCTCCTCGATGCTGATCCCGTCGAATTGCCCCTTGAAGACCACGGAAGGGTTGGCGAACGACCCCGGCGCCATCCATTCGGAAACGTAGATCGCGGCTTCCTTCCCCTGGATCCGCTCCCCCAGGACGATCGCAGCGATCGCACGGTCGACGTTCTGCGTCTTCGTCGTCAGCGTCTCGGCGAAATTCAGCGACGATTTCTCGAACCCGGAGATGGCGATCGGCACGGGGTTGTAGATGTTCCCGCTCCACACGACGGTCAAATCCGTATCCGTGTACCGGAGCGTATCCGTGAAGAAGAATTCGAAGAGGTAGAAGGGCATCTTATAGGTCCCCGAGGACGGCGTCAGTATCCGGCGCGGAAGCAGATACTCCGGCGTGACGCCGAACCCCCCGGAAAACAGGTCGGGCATTCATTCCTCCTCCTACCTGACGGCCACGTAGGACTGCGTGCTGTACGCGGCCTTTTTCATCACCAGATCGAACTCCGACAGGATGGGGTAGTCGGAATCGTCGACATAGAACTGCCACCGTCCGTTCGCATCCGCCGTGATCTGCGCGGAGGTCACCGCGGAGCCGCCCGAATACGCCGTGTAGACCGTCGCGATCGTCGCCGTGCGGACGTTCCACACCTCGACCGTCCCGCCGCCGATGACGTTCCCGAACTCGTCCCGGTGGATCCCCTGGAAGGCGTATCGCGTCATGTCTCGGGCATGTCCTCTTTCGGTTCCCGCAGCGTCAGCGTGATATCGTCCTTCGACCATCCCGGGGGGATCAGGGACGATTGGAACGGGGAGAGCTGCCGCACCAGCGGCGTATAGAACCCGTTCAGATAGGAGCAGTGGATCGCCTCCCCGGCGGCTGGCGTCGGGTTCGAGATCACGAAGACGTGCTGGCTGTTCGCGCTCCCGTAGGAGGTGACGCTGTATTGCGACCCGGCCGCGTAGATCGCGGAATTGACGTAGAGGGTGTACGACTCCGCGGCCCAGACCGGCAGGACCCAGTTCGTGCGCGACCCGGTCCCCGTGCCGATGTAGATGTCGTCGCGCGTGGTCGGGCGCGGTTCCTTCCAGAAGAACGAATCCGCGCCGCCCTTGGACTTTCTTAATATGGAGAGGACCGGCTCCCGCTCCGTGGTGCGGTCCGCGAGCCGCCACGTCAGGTCCCAGTCCCTGCGCGGGAAATTCCAGCGGGTGGTCCGCAATTCCTTGCCGGATTCCGCCTCTGCGACCATCACCCGCCAGAACTCGATCTCCCGCAGCGGGTAGGACGGCGTGATGTCGAGAAACAGCTTCGGCATCTATATGCTCCTGCGGATGCTGTCACGAAGCGGAGAGGCGTTGCGCATCCCGTCGGCCATCATACCGACGATCAGGGAGCGCCGGTCCATGAGCAGGCGGTCCATGTCCCTGGTATCCGCCGCGACGATGGTGAAATTGAAGTTGTTCTCCTTCGAGGACCCGCCGAGCAGCTCCACGGGGACCTTCCCCCCCTTGAGCGGGATCACGGCTTCCGACCCGCCGCCCTCCCCGATGATTCCGAGCGTCGGGCGGTCCGCGATGCCGCCGGAGGCGAACGCCCGGATCGGCATGAAGGAGCCGGGCAGGACTCCGCCGTCCTTGTAGCCGTAGAACATGGAGAGCCCTTCCGTCATGCCGCCGACCTCCGAAAGAGCGGCGGCCGATCCGCCGCCGCCGCCGAAGAGGCCCGCCAGGGAGCCAAGCCCTCCCTTGGCCGTGTCGCCGAAGGAGAGCTTCAGCTGCTCCGTGATCATGTCGGCGATCAGGTTCGCCCACGCCCGCCGCACGACGTCGGTGAACGCCTCCATGTAGTCGCCCAGGGAGTCGAGCTTCCCCTTGAAGGCGTCGAAGAACACGTCCGAGATCTCCCCGCCGAGGCCGCTGAACAGTTCGTTCCAGGCGTCGGCGACGTGCTGCGTCGTGACGTCGGTCTCCTCGCGGACCTTGGCCAGCGCGGCGCCGTAGGCGTTCTGGTACGCCCTGAACGCCTCGTCGTACTGCTCCTTGCTCATGAACGGGCCTTCGCCGCGTTCGCTCGCGTCGAATTCCTTATTGAGCCGGCGGATGTTCTCCGCGAACCGGGTGGTCTCCGCGGACATCCGCTGCATCAGCTCGACCTCGTTTTCGTTCCACGGCCACTTGACAGGCGTCTCCGCCTCGTCCCGGAGCGCCTTCAGGCGGATCTCCAGCTCCTCCTGCCGCTCTATGCCCTTCAGCTCCATCTCCGCGCTGCGGCCGATGCTTTTCAGACGCTCCTCAAGGGCGTCCCTTTCCTCCTTCGCCATCTTCTTCCGCAACGCGGAAATCGCCGCGTCCCGCTTCTTCTCCAGGTCGATCACGTTGTCGAACCGCTCGCCCTCGCTCATCAGTTCCGTCAGCATGTTCCGCATGGAAGCCGGAATCGCCTTCCAGTTCTTGTCGTCGGCGATGGAGCGCAGGCGCTCCGACCATTTCTGGTGATTGGACGCGAAGATGCGGTCGATCTCGTCCCCGCCGGTCTCGGAGAGGTTCTTTACCTCCAGTTGGTACTTGGAGATGAGCTCCTTCACCCGGTCGGTGAATTTCTCCAGCGACTTGACGGCGGCGTCGTCCCCGCCCCGCCCGCCGGGGGCGAGTTTCATGTCTTCGGGCTTTATGTCCGATCCGTAGAAGCTCTCCAGGGCGCCGGAGATGTCGCCAATACTGGGGCCGCGCCGTCCCCCGCCGGAGAAGATGCCGAACGGATCGACGCCGGTCTCGTCGTACGCCTGGAGTTCCTTGGATTTCTTTATCAACGAAACCATCTCACGGATGAGGGGTAGAACCGTGATCCGCAGGGTCTCCCCGATGCCGCCGACGATCGTCTTCACGAGATCCCAGGACCCGGCCACCAGGTCCACCAGCGTCTTGGCGTCTTCCGTGAGGCCGTTTTCGTCCATCAGGGAATCGTTGATACGCTTTACAAGCCCCGCGATATCCTCGTACGCCTGGGCCGTCCCCGCCCGCAGGATCTTGAACGTGATCGTCTCCAGCGAGGATTTCTGCGCCTGAAGGGTCTTCTCGATCTCCTTGCTCCCCTGCGCGTACCCTGGCAGGATCTCCATGATCTTCTCGAGGAGCACGCCCTGCTCCCGCCACTCCGGGACCATCGCCTTCACGTTGACACCGGCGGCGGCGAGCTTCTTGACGAGAAGCGCCCCCTGAACGTCCACCCCCTCCATCAGCGACCGGACCTCCTGGAACGCCTGCCGCTGGAAGTCCTGCCCCCGCGTCATCAACTTGATCATGTTGGCGAACGCGACGAACTGATCCTGCTGCTTCTTCGTGGAGAGGTCGATTCCCATGCCGAACGTGACCATGGAGTCGGACAGCGTGAGAAGTTCTTCGCCCGTGCCGACGAACGCCCGGTCGAGTTCGTAGATCTTTTCCACGATCCGTCCGGTCGTCTCGTATACCTGTTCCCACGGTTTGGAGGGATCGTTCGACACCGCGGCCGCGGCCATCGACGCCTGCGCGACCTTCAGGTCGTCGATGGACTTGATGCCCTTCTGGATCGCAACGAAAAGGGAACCCAGGGAGACGGTCGCGGCGGCGATGCCGGCCACCATGAGGGCGGAGGACGCACCGATCCCGGAGATCCCCTGCTCCACGTCCCCGAGGGCCTGCCCGGCGGGACCGGCGGATCCCTCCATCTCCCGGATCTTCCGGTTGACGCCGGCCAGCGCTGCGCTCGCCTCGTCCCGCGCCTTGATCAGGATCTCTATTTCGTTGCGACCGGCCATCAGCGCTCCCTTTTCTCCTGCTCCTGCGCGTCGAACGCGACTTCGAGGTCAAAAAGCAGGTTGCGGTACGGACCCCCCATCAGGTCCGACGGACGGACGTGGTACCGCTGCGCCAGCCCGTCTAGGAGGCGGGCGACTCGGCAGGGGAGACCGTGTCGGCCAAAGGGACCGCGTCGTCGACCACCTCCCGCTTCGGCATGAGGCCGATCACCGCGTCGACGATGGCGTTCACGTCGTCCAGGGAGAAATCATCCGGCTCGACCAGCCCGCGGCCGATCGGATCCTTCTCCTCCGCGAGCCGTACCAGGCAGGTATCGACGTACCGCCTCGCGATGGCGACCCCGCGCGCGTCGGTGGCCTCCTCGATCTTCGGCAGCGGACCGAGTGCGGCGAGACGGAATCCCGACGGCAGGCGAAGTTCCGCCTCGATCCCCGACGGCAGCGTGACCGTCGTCCTGCGTTCCTTCTTCCAGTCCGAAAAGCTCTTGCTCATCGTCTCCTCCTGTTTGAATTGGTGGGTTGGCGCCGACTCGAACGGCAGCCCCAAGTTATTACGCCCGCAAGGTCTTCAAGATGAGCGACCCGAAGCCAGGAAGGCCGGAGAAGGGGTCAACCTCCCCAGGTGTCCCGCCACCATCGACCAACCCGGTTGTTTAATCGTTGTAATCCGCGAACGTGTTGCAGAGGGTGAACGTGCAGACGGTCGCGCTTCCCGAGTGGTACTCCGCCATCCCGTCGATCGTCACGGTGACGATCCCCGGACCCGCCACGCCGGTCGGATGCTTCGTGAGCTTCAGGCGCGGCACCTGCAGGCGCAGGTACTCGTTGTATCCGGACGAGATGGAGGCCGCCCCCTTGATGTAGACATCGACCGCCAGCGCGGTCTCGTTCTTGACGTTCAGCCAGTCGGCCTGCGCGATGTCCGCCGTGCCGGAGAACCGGGCGAACGACCGGAAGCCGTCCCGGAAGTGATAGGCCGGCGCGGTGGAATTGTTGATCCGGTCCTGCCCCGCGATCCGGTTGTCGAAGATGAACCGGAAGTCCCGGTACCGGGTCACCGCCGCCCCGCCGATCTGCAAGGAAGCCTGCGACCACTTGAACGGGGTGATCCCGGCATCCCAAGCCGGGGGGGCCGCCTTCGTGATCAGCGTGCACTCCTTGCCGATGACTCCCCACGTCCCGCGCACGTACGCGCCGGCCGCAACGGAGAGCTCGAACGTGTTGATGTAGGAGTCCTGGTAGAGGAACGCCGAGTTGACCGAGGCGTCCCCCTGGTGGACCTGGAAGGCGTACGGAGGAAGGGACTCGACCCCGGAGAAATCCCCGGAGACGGGGTTGAACGTGTGGACGAACGCATCTCCCGCCGCCGCCGGGGAGGCCTGCCCGCACAACCCGCGCAGGAAATGCCCCAGGATGATCGGGTGGACGTTCGCCACGATGGGGCCCGCCGCCCGGGTGTAGCCCAGGACCCGGTTCGGCGTGTCCGGATTCCCGGTGATGGAGTCGTCGAGCAGCTCCTCCGGGTTCCAGTCCAGCCCGTGATTGGCGAACGGGACGTTGTACCACGAAGAC